CCTTTTGATTTTGTTATACAATAGTTGAGATATTAGCATTGAGTTTAACTAATACCTTTTAAGAATTACACTGTACAACGTATGGGAATCAATTGTTATAATTATTTTACGCTTTACAGTGTCCATAGAAAAGATATTGAATTATGCTGCTATCTTAGATTTCTTAGTTTTAGTTTTCTTCAAAGAAGATACCAAAACAACATCAGATAATGGAAGAATTTTAGTTACTGTCCGGCTGTTCCATATCTTTAACTTGATTTCTGCATATGGAACAGGTTCAAGGTCTGAGTAATAAGCAATGTTAATGATTTCTCCACGATAAGGTCTTAAGGAGTGTCCTGTGCCTGTGTAAACAATTTCTTTGCCTAAGTATAAGATATTAAGTTTTGAAGCAGAATGGGTTAAGTTTTTGATATTTTTAGGTTTTTGCATTTGATTACCTTCTTTCAATAATTTTATTTTTGGTTTATAGTTGATATAGAATATGTAAGATTATTTAGAAATATGAGTAAGAAACATGTCAAATGACTTAAAAGTGAATGGAATAGAATGAGTATCGCAAATGTTTTTGAATTCTTGGAGTAATTTTAATTTGCTCATTTTGTTACCTCCTTTGATTTTATTTTAGGATATAATGATTAGATTTATATCCTTTATCTTAAATCCATCAACCTATATAGGGCTTCTGTTATGATAGATTTAAGATAAAGAGCATAAACTCTTTAAATATCTATGATAGTTCCTTCTCTATTTAATAGATAATCTATTGACTTTGATTCTAAAAAATCGAGAATTTCTTCTTGAGTCTTTGGAGTTTTACTATCAATCACAAATTCAATTGTATTCTGTCTGCCCTCATGTCTGTATAGATTATTATTGATTTTACGAGAATAAAAGGTATTTTGATAAGGATCAATATTAATAATCAATTGTTATTCCTCCTTTTGTTAACCTGAGCAAATGGTACATTCATGCTGCCTTTGAATATTTAATAAAGAATTTTTCAAGATCCGCATACTTTTTATTTCTTGTGTTCAATCCTTTGTTTATTGCCTTTGCTAAATCTCTGTCAGCTAAAAAATTAAGGTAATCTAATATCCATTTATAATCTTCTAATTCACTGAACCTTTTAACTCTTTTTTGCTTTGTTATTTCATTTCTAACATCTTGCCAAAATCCATCGGATGATTTTATGTATGTTTGCATTTGTTCACAATTTATAAAGCGTGGTAACTGTTCGATAAGAAAATCTTTTAGCACTTCTCCATCATATTCTGCCTGAAGATAATCAAATTGCAATATTTTCATAAAATAACCTCCAACAATTTATTTTTAGAGTCTTCAGAACTCTTCTGAACGTCCCTTACTCTGCTGTTATGGATATATATGACTGTTATAGCATTATTGACGCTCAGAAGGGCTTTAAATGCCCCTAGACATTAACTTTCCAATACTTTATTTACTATAACCAATACATTAGAAATCAATAACACTTCTATTGATTCTTTTGCAAAATTACCTGCGTCAATTTCATTATCAGCAGGTAATTTAATAGTTATATACCTACGCCCAATATATTTTCCTTGTGGTAGTCTCGGTTCAAGTATTAATTCTACTAAATAGTTTTTCATAATTTTTCTCCTTTTCATTTAAAATTATTGTTTACTAGGATCTTTTCCACCATCCCCAATAATCTTCTCCAGTTTCGTTATGTTGGATTATTTCCCCTTCTACTTTACCTTTGAGTATTAATCTTTGAATACGCTCCCTTTCTGTATTGCTATCAAACCATCTACAATGAATATTAATAGAGTCAATTTTCTCCATAATTTCCACTCCTTCATATTTAGTCAACTTTACCTCGAAAGGAAGGCAACAACCTGTTATAACGGTTCTGTTATGGTACTATTGTTATTGCCTATTCTCCATATGCAATTAATTTATTCCCAATCAATTTCAATGCACTCACACTTAGGATTTTCAATCCCTTCTGAGGTCTCCAAGTAGTAAAGATAATCTGTTATTGCCTGTTCGCGTGTTACGTTTTTGGAAATGTCTTGATAACCTGAAATGATATTGCCTTGATTATCAGTTCTGTTTAATTGCCAAATTGAAATTTCAGACATAAATAATTCCTTCTTTCTTAATTGATTTATCCTTCAAAATACTCCTTAATTTCTTGGTAATTAATTCCGATAGTGGTTAGCACAAATTCTTCACTGGCCTCAAAACTACCACCTACACTACCATTAGAAAACCACCAAATTCCATTTACATTATCACCAGAATCTACATAATTAAGGCAACCTCTTCCATAGAACGTACCGCCATTACATTTTAAATTAATTGGTTCGAAGGTGTGACGGTTCTCGATTTTAGCCTTTAATTCCATTGCATTTTCTTTAATCATACCCATAATATATTCCCTCTTTCTAATTAATTTATAGACTCAAGTCGAGGGATCATATCGTTATTGTTATACTAATACCTCAGATTTCAACCTAGATATTAAATTCTTGACAATATATTTCTTCCATATCGGCTGGAAAACAACGAACCTCTACAGCATCAAAATTCATTTCCTTTATGATTTTATCAAAGAATTTGTCTGCTTCGAATCCTTGTTCTGTGATAGTACGGAAATTATTTGGAGTAACCACGAATTTAGAACTATGATTAGGTGCTATTCTCTCAGATACCAAAATTTGATTAATTTCATTATTTAACATTCGATATTCAATTGAAAAATCTCCATATTTTGACTCACTTGATACAATCAAAGAATAACGACCATGACCATGTTTAAAATCTTTGATTATCTGAAAAGCATCTTGAGTAATTTCTGATAAATTCATTATAATTCCTTCTTTCTACAATATTTTGGTTCAATGTCACACGCCAATTTGTTATAGAATTATTGGTGTGTAACCTTCAATCAACCTATTGTCCTAATAATATCTTAGTAATTTTATCCATTGTTTCTGGAACTGTTTTTCCGATTTTCTCACTGCAATCAATAATCCCTTCAATTGATCTTTTAAATTCTCCTTCTAATCCATTTAGCATAGTTTTCTTCAGTTGTTCAAAAGTAATTTCCATTTTAATTCCCTCTTTCTAGTTGATTTTGTTATACATATTATACCATTTTAGTATTGGAAATGTAAGGTTTATTGGACTAACAATATTGAATTACTTGAATTTTACCTAAAACATTTTTCTTTACTTCGTCAGTTATATAGAAGTCAATCTTAGCATAATCGTATTTTGGAGATTGAACACTGTTAACCAACTTCATTATATCATTCCACTTTCTGCCACTTCTTCTAAGGATAAATTGACAAGGGTAATAATTCCCTGTTTCAAGATAGCAAACATAATCTATTTTGTTTTGATCTAATAAGTTTGAAAGATTTTTTGCTTTCTCTACTTTGTCATTTCCTGCATACTTAAAAGTTAAACATCTTTCATTAGTTGTTATGAATGGGTCAACCACTGAGCAAACACCATCATTATGTACTGCTAATTTAGACATAAGTTACACGCTCCTTCTAGTTTGCTTCTTATTGCTTATTTTATATGAAAACTAAACAAATTGCAATAGATAAATAATTATTTTTTACTTTATAATAGGGAACAAAGAGAGGAAACAAACCATTTTAGTTCATTTCCTCTATGCCTTATACTATCTTTTGTTCTCCCCATGTCAACTTTACATGTCCATTCTCATCTTCTCCCTTTTCTATTAGTGCGTCGAGTATGCCCAAATCTACGTCAAATTCCTCATAAATTTCCTCTTGGTCTTGAAAATCTAATGTTTTGATATACTCATTAATTCTTTCTTTCGCCATTAATAAGGCCATTAAATTTTGCTCAATCGTGTGATCGTAGGTTACGAAGTGTACTTCCTTATTTTGCGTTGAATTGAATCTAATAAACCTAAAATAATACTGACTAATCTTTGGTATATTCCATTGCATGGACTCAATAATAACCTTATCGCAAGTTGGAATATTGACACTGGATTTTAAACTTTGTTGAGTGCTAACTAAAATTCCATTACTAGTTGCCTCAAATTGGCTTATAATGCTCTTTCTTTTAGTAAAGGATACATTGCCTTGAATCATAAATATCTCTCGTTCTGGATACCTTTGACGAAGTTTAGAATAATAACTATTTGCAGTATCTAGGAATACTGTACCAATTGCTACTTTTTCATTTTTCCACTTGTCTAATAAGCTAAAGATTTTTAAGTATTTATTAGGCGTTTCGGTACTAGCATATTCCTTAAATTGTTCTGGTGTTGAAGTTGATTTAATTAATAATTGAATTTGCCTAATTAGACGTAACATAGCGTCTTTACGACTGTTCCCAGTACTTCTAAACAAATAAAGCATTTCATAAAACTGTTCCATAATTACTTTATAAACTTCTCTTTCTGCTGAATTTTGTTTAATCCTATGAGTAATAATCTCATAAATTTTACGCCCAACTACCTCCTGAAATTTACGTGTAATAATTGTTTTTTCAATAATTTTCTGAAGATATTCAATGTTATAAATGTCCTGACAATCTTTTTTAATACCAAATACACTTATTTTAGATGGTGAAAAACTAGCAACAAACAACTTTTTCCCATGATAAGCAGGAAAGGGGTTCATATAATGTTCATTGTATTCTTCCTTAAGTTCTTTCTCCTTATTGAATTTATAAATATAATCAGCTTCACACAACATATTAACAGAATTATTATAAAGTAATTCAAGTTGACTGTATAATTCATTAATATTATTACGTGTAGTAGTTCCAGTAGTTAAGAGTTTATAATTTACCTTTCTAAAACAATCTAAAGTAACTTTTGTTCTTTGTGACTTATCATTAGTCAATTCGTCTGATTCATCTACAATCAAAGCCACTTTTTGAGATTGCATTTTAATAAACTTTTTAATTTGTCTTTGATATTTAATTAACATATTGAATGATAATATTACAATTTGTTTAGGTTTAATAGAATTAATGTCTTTTAATGATTTAATTTTAATATAATCCTCTTTGTAATCATTCAGTTTTACATCCCATGTTAAATTTATTCCTAGTGCTGCCGATACAATAAATACATTTCTGACTTTATTTTGGGACAATAGATATTTATACCATGCAATACCACATGGAGTTTTACCAGCACCCATACTGTAATTAAGGACACTATAACGTCTTTGAATGATATTATTCATGTCACTTTTTTGAATGTCGTTAAGGCGTAATATTTCCCCTGTGGATGTATCTGTAAGAGAAAACTCATTAAGGAAATTAGATATGTTTAAATTAGCAAGAAGTTCACGCAAATTAGAACTATTAAAGTTATAATCATTGACTTTTTTATCAATTAATTTTTGATATGTTTTATCTTCAAAAGGATATTTCCCAGAAATAATCATATCATTAATAGAGATATTCTTTTCTCCTGCATATTTAGACAGAAACACTTTGTTCTTTTGGGAATATCCCTTTAACTTGATTGAATAAGATGTTTTAACTAATCGGATCTCATCACGTTCATTTTTAGATTGTTTTGCCAATGTTCTTTTAAGATAAGATAATACTTTTTTCTCAGTGATTTTAACCTTAGACCATTCCTCATACTTCATACCCTCTGGCATTTTCTGAGTATTAAATTTATCTAAATAAGATAAGCATTTTCCATAATATGAATTAATTGCAGGATGTTGTTTAATTGCAAATAACATCTTTTTTACTTTATACTGAAATTCTGCATTCTCTTGAGTATCACTATTATGTACATTTTCAAAGAATAATTTGCCTTTTAAGGATTCCTTTTTAGTTATGTATGGAAGTAGATATTGATTATGTATGATCTCAGCATATGCATCTGTAATGAAAATGTTAGGAATTTTATCAGTGGTATAAGGCATAGTCAATAAATGTTCTGATTGTTTTTGAAAGAACATTATTTTTGTTGCAAAGTTTTCAACCCCTACTGATTTAAAGGCATTTGTAGGAAGATCGAATTGACATATGAAATTAAATGATTTGTTAATAGTTTTAATCATTCCCGAATCTGTGAAGGTATCTGCTAGAAATGAATTAGGAACAATTAATACCATGAATCCGGCAGGTTTAAGAAGTTCTGAAGCTTTCATACAATAATAAAGTTGTGAAAGGTATTCTTCTTTACCTACTCTTAATTTTAAGTTATATGGAGGATTTCCAAGAATTAGATCGAATCTAACGTCTGGTGCATAATTTCTAATATCATCATTAGAAATATTTGCTTTTGGATAAAGATATTTAGAAACTTTATAAGATTTAATATCAATTTCATTACCATAGACATTGTGTTCGACTGGAAGATAATTAAAGAATGAACCTGCGCCACAAGTCATGTCACAAATTAAATCTTGATTACTTGGTTTTATACAATCAGCCATAAATTTCGATATTGTAGCAGGAGTAAAGAAGGCTCCAAGTTCTATTTCTTTTTTCGCTTCAGAGAACGAATGATAGTTATCAAACTCTTTAAATTCTAAACCATGAAGTCCACCCTCGCCAGAATAGCAAGAAAATACATCTTGTTGAGTTAATACATCTAAATTATTTTCAACAACATATAAACATTTAGAATTTATTTCCTTGCGTCTTTCTTGAGGTATTACAACATTTGTTATAGCGTATTTCATTCTCTTCAACTCCTTAATTCAATTAACAACTTTTCTTAAATGCTTCTCTTTGCTCCTCAGTCATTTCAATATATCCTAAATATCTTTTTGCAAAATCAAGAGCATAAGAAGAATTAATAAACTTAATATTCGTATTACCATTATCATAACTTGTATAATCATCAACTTTGTTATGAGTGTAGCAGTCAATTAGCTGTGTTTCATTATTATCATAAAAATATAGTGCTGACTTAATATCATCTATACTTGTTCTAAATTTGATCGTTTTACCTTTAACCTCATAATTCCAATACTTACGATGTTCGTACCAACGTAAGGGTATTTTTGCTTTTTGCTTAATTTCATCAATTGCCTTTTCAAGAAAACTAAAACCATTTAATTGAGCGAATATCTCATCCAAAATAATGTTATAATCAATATGTACATATTCAAGCAAATTTATATTAAGTGTCTTATCTCTGTTCTCTTGTTTACCGTAGGGGAGTTCAATATCTTTGTATCTTTCATAAATTTTACTGTGATCAATAGTAACATTATATTTTCTGCTAAAATAATAACAAATCTTACTGATAAAATTTTCCTTTACGTGAAAAATGCCATTTTTAACACCGTCAATACTAAGATCGTTCCTTCCACCGCCATATTTTGAAATACATAAATCATAACTGTTTTTTACTAACAGGATTTGTTCATTATATAAGGATATTAAACTTTCTAAGGTGTTCCTATAGCATACTAATGTTTCATCATAAATTTTGTTGAACATCTCACAGAATTTTTTATCTTCCTCATCAATTCTGTTTACATTCTCAATTTTGATTTCATCGAATTTACTCAATAAATTTAACATAATAAATCACTCCAATTTTTAATTTTTTGGTTACTTGGCTGCAATATCACCTGTGTATCCGCAGTAATCCTTCGCAAACTTTCGCATATGATCCGAGTTGCTAAATTCTAAATCAATTTTTCCATTTTTATATACTTTCAAAGTTTTGATAATATCCTTGCCAATTATCTCATGAGTTTTAAATACATCATCATCTTTTTGTCTAGTTATAGTGCTATATACATTATCAAAAAGATTCTCGTTACTCTCATATAAAAAGTGAGACATGGCCTTGAACAACTTATAAAACTTTTCATCGCTTCCATATCCAACTTCATATGTTCCATACTTAATGCTAAAGTAATCAGTTTGAAAAAAACTTTCAATTGATAGTTTTTTATTTTTAAGTTTAATTTTGTCATGTCTTAAAGTGTTTTTGAATTCGTCTTTAATCTCTTTTTCTGCTTTATCAATGAAGTTATAACCTCCCAGTTGTTCTATGACTTCATCGACAATTATATCATACTTTACAGAAATATCATACTTCTTTTGAATCGGTTCGCTTTTTAGCGTTACTTTGTATTTATCTCTAAAATAATTTACCACTTTAGAAATAAACATATCCTTTTTAATATCTCTGGTTTTATTCATCTCATTGACTAAAGACTCGCTGTTATAGAATGTATTTGATAAGGAATTTTCATTTAGATAATTTATGTAGTCATTGGAGAATTTTATAAATTCATTGTAGTTTCTTTCTTGATCCTCGCAGAATGTTTGATCATCTAAGGAGATACGCGAACTATTTTTCACCTCTATTTCATCAAATTTACTGAGTATATTATCAACATTTTCCATTATTTTAATTTCCTCCTCTTGTTTAATCTCTTCTAATTCCTGCAATGGTTCTGAGACTTCTGTTATAAAGGTCTCCCCATTTATAAATGCCTGAAGTTCTTCAGTGATATTGATTCCTTTGATACTCTTAGATATCAATTCTCCTGCTTTTTCTTTGCTAATTACTAGGTCAGTGGTCTTGATCTTAGTACCAATATATAAGGCATATAATTGACGTTTGGAAGCCTGAATAAATTCGGTTGCTGATTCTTCATTAATTGATGTTGTGTCGCTTATATCGGCACTCAAGACTTCATCTTGGTATTCTTCATGGTCTGGTGTTATTGGATTTTCAGTCTTTTCGTCTTCAATTTTAGTTTTCTTTTGGGTTGGTTTAGTGGTCTTATCCCTTGTAATTTTTACACATTTTTGTACTTGATAAGGCGTTTTTACTTCCTCAAGTTCGACGATGGAAATAAATTTTTTACTTATCCAAGTATTAAGCTTTTCAAGTTCACAGTCAAAATTATTGCTTGCTGTTGCTCTGCCAGTTAACACTTTGTTAAGTTTGCGGTTCATTCTCGATGCTGTAATATACCACTTGTTGTTATATTGATTCTCACGAATTGTGGTAATTACATAAATATCTCCTGAATTACAGTGCGTAAAGCTTGCCTTTAATTTGAAATGCATTCCAACAATTAAAGTTTCTGGTGTTTCAATCTCATTAGCCTGAATTTCGCTTTTATATTCAGTTACAGTGATGGTTTCATAACCAGAATTCTTTTCGGCTTCTAATCCTTCCTGTTCTGTTTCTTCTGTTCCATCGCCCATGTTAGCCACACCCGATGCAACATTATTTATTTTTGCAACGAATGATAAGAATTTGTTAATAACTTTTTGCTCTTTCTCATCCGGTGTCCATTCTCTACTTCTCCATGTTTTTTGTAAACCTGTTGAACAATCATAGTCATAGGGGAGGTCTGAAAATTGGAAAGCTCCTTTTCCTTTAGCTAAAATTACACCATCTTTTTCGACATGCCAATTACAAGAAGGAGGATTTGCTTGGAATATAGGATAAGTATATTTTAAAACTCTTGTTGCTTCGCGGTCTTGATCTTTGATTTCTTGATTATTATGTAGTTTCTCGATAAATTTTAGTGCTGTGTCTTTTTCTTCTGGACTCGCTGCCGAATCATTAGCTAGTGCTTGGAGTTTTTGAATTTTAGAATAATCTGAAACATTTGTATAATTTTTTGTGTACTCATAGACTCCTTTGCCTGAATTTTGAACTTGATAATCTTTAATATCTACACAGAGAACAAAGCCATTTTTAGTAGCAATACCGTCCCATGATGCAGGATGATAATAATCAGACTGGGAATCAGATTGATCCGCACTATAACCAAAAATTTCCCAACCTTTGCCTTCTAATGCATAAGACAGATTGACCATTGATTCTCTTTGATCTCCATAATACATATGTAACACGCTCCTTTTAGATTTTAAGAGAGTTTTAAATGCTCTCCAAACCGTAATATTTTATATTTACATTATATCACGGTCTAGAGAATAATTAAAGCACACAGAGCGAGATAAATTATTTTTATTTCTCGCTCTGTCATATAAAAGTTTGGTTTTATGTTAGTTTTCTTTTCAAAATATCCTCTCCATAAGGAGTAATATCCTTTTTACCTAAACCCCTTAGAATCATTTTGTAATAAAACAAGTTCTTGATATTCTTTGCCATTGCCTCTTTCTCTGTTATTTCTTTTTCACGTTCTGCAATTTCACTGGCTGAAATATCATATCGAATATCATCTAAGATATCCTTCAGGTTATGAACATCTTCCATGCATGACATATGCAGGTTAAATTGTAAAACTGATACAAAACCATGCTTTATCACAAAGTTATACTTTTCCTTTTCAGAAGCATTTCTTTCAAGTAATTTCAACCATGTTTCGAGAAAATCAATTTGCATTTCTGCTTCAATTGCTTTCTCATCGACTTGTTTATCCTCAAAATCATTTGCTTTTATTTGCGCCTTATTTAATGCTTCTGCCATTGCGTTCATAATCTAAAACACTCTCCTTCTAATTTTAATAGTCTCGAATCAAGGCGAAGTCCTGTTATTGTTATATCACTTCGCCCTATTTCCATACAATCAAAATTAGATTTCATGTTAAAATTTATTAATATCTAATATTTTACTAGTTCTAGGTTGCAATAAGGAAGCTGATATTTGATAACCTTCTGATTCTGGAAATTTTTCTTTGAAAATTTCTAACGCATGTTTAAACATATTTTCATTGGTTAGAGACCTTTCATGAGTAGCAAATAAATGATAACCGTTTAAAGATACATTAATTTCATACATTCCAAAAACTTCCTTTCATATTTAGCTTAAAATTCGTGTTTGGTCGGGTTATTCCCTCCAAGTAATCAATATGTCTTTCCTTTCATAATCTAATTTATAAGCATTATTCCATTTTTCAAAGAAAAACACAATACTACTATGAACATCTTTTTCGTTTGAAGGGCTAGAAGTATTAATTGCAATACCTTCTTCTACTTCGGACAATGCTATAGCTCTTGACCCTACATAGTTAATCATTTGCGAAAAATCTTCTTTAATCATATTCACGTTATTAATTACAAAATTTTTCATTAAAATACACTTCCTTTTCTTAATTTCGAAACTAGGCAAATAACATTTGTTATTGTTATAATGTTACCTGCCCACTGTCGAGATAAAGAATGGTTATAATATTTTACCTTCTTTTGTCCATATGCTGTCAATAACTATTTTATCATGATAAGTTATTGATGTTGAACAACTAGCAATAATTTGTCTTCCTTCATATACTAGCATTTCTTGACCATAATTTGTTATTCTGAATTCGTTATAGGATTCAAGAAAATCTCTTTGAGTTTTGGAAAGTTCATTCCAGTTATCAAATTTAGGTTTGATTTCATCTAGGGTATGGGTTAATTTAATAATTGTGATCATTTAGCGTCCACTCTCCTTTATTAATTAACCTCATAAAATTCTAGTGCTTCAGCAATTCCTACTTGATATTCTTCGATACTTCCGAACGATTCAACAGAAATATCACCTTCGCAATAAGTGTAAATGTTATGGGAATCATTGTCAGTCAATACTGCCCTGTATCCGTCAACGAATAGTGCAGTCGTGTTATAGGATTTATTGACCATAATTTGGAATGAGTAACAACCTGAATTAGTATAGCCTCCAAAGTATAATGTACTTCCACAATCTTTAACCCTTGAATGTAAACATGAATCAATAATTTTGTTTCCGACAGGTGTGAAGTCTGGAACAATTTCATAATTTTCAAGACCTTTTAAAGAATAGTTATTTTGGTTTAAAAGGTTTTGGAATTCTGCTTCAGTTACTTTTTGCATAATATACACGCTCCTTTGATTTATTCTAGGCCAACTGTTATAGATATTTTCCACAATTGCCTTCTAATTTCATAGCCTTATGATATATATTATATCACTTTTTTCATGAACTTAGAAGAGAATTAAGGCTAATTCTCTAAATAATTATTTTTTAGTTTAGGTAATGTATTTTACTAACTAAAAAATCCCTCTTGATACATATTAGAATAAATACCACGCTCCCACTGTTTGAACTCATAAACCATACCGTCATTTAGAATATCAAGCCAGTTATCAGGGAATTGAGCTTGCAACCTTTCGAGAAACATATTACTAACTGAATAATGTACTCGTTTTTCTTCATGTTCAATTTGGAAACCGATTAGAGAAGAATTGTGGTTCATAAATGAATTGTTTAAGGCTATAAAATTAGATTGTGGCATGATTTGACGTTGCTCCCATTTTGACACGTTATAACGCTCGTAGTGGGTTAAGAATTGCATTGTTTGACCTCCTTTGAATATAATAACTTTACCTCGAATGCTAGACAATAGCAAGTTAACATTGTTATTGTCTAGCTTCCAGATACAATTATTTAATGATTAAGCAACATTGTCAATGATGTTTAGAATTGCTTGAGCATCTTCTTGGTTTTGGTCTGATGTTTCATTTTCTTCCGGTTGCTCTTCTTGATTTTCGCTGAACTCTTCTGGGGTCACTGTTATAGCAGAATCAAGGTTTTCAGTTTGTTGCGGTTGTTCTTCAACAATTATTTCTTGTTCTAATTTTTGCTCAACTTCGACTTCTTCCACTATCGGTAATCCAATGTCATTAACACCGCATAATTTAAGAATACCTTTAAGTCTATTAATGGTTTTTTCTTTTTTAACATTACCAGAGCCAGTATATCCTTTATAAGCGTCCCCTGGTTTAATCTCTTGATTAACATATCTCAAAAGATTAACAATTGTTTGATCATGATTAAGACTATTAGCAAACAAATAGGCCATTGAAACAATGTTGATTTTTGTAACAAATTTATGCTGTTCTGGAAATGCTGTAGCAATTAAGTCAAAGGATTTTTCCACAAGTGCTAGGACTTGATCTGTTATTTCATTCTTTGAGAATACCAGTTCAATGTCCTTTGCTGCTAGGCTAGGATAATCTAACCTTGAGATAAGAAGAATTGCTTGCATAATGGTCATTGGAATATCTGATTTTTTAACCGCTTTTTCAGAATACTTTGCACTGTTGGTGAATAATTTGTGTTCTGTCGCAATTCTGTGAACAAACTTTTGCACCTTATGACTAGCTTTTACTAGTGCTTTATGCTCTAGTGACATTCCTTTACCGTTATTAAGGCGGTAAAAGATTTCTTCAATGATTGACTCTTCGTCGTCTCCCTCTTCGATTTCAAAAACTTTAAGACCTAAAGTATAACCCATTATTTCGTTTTGAACTTCTTCGGGAAATTGTGACCATGTTTTGCCTGAAATGTTATAGACTTCATTTCCGGTAGCGTCTAGGCAAAAGTCTTCTAATTCTGTCATAGTTAATTTGTCTGCTAGAAGTTCATGAATAGTCGATAACCTTTGAAGACCATCAATGATGCTGTATGTATTTCCATTCTCTGTCTTTTCCTTGATGGCGAAACAATCTGGACAATAGAGGGTTAAAAGAGAATCAACTAATAAGGATTTGTCTGCTTGCTCCCATTGGCCCGTAGGACGTTGTAAAGGATGAGTAAAGAGGATTGTTCCCTTATTGATCATAGTGTTAATTTGCTTGATATTCCATGACATTGTGGTTGGTTTTCTTCTTGCCATTTTAACCACTCCTTCTAATTTACTCGACACTAGCAACAAAATTTTTATGCTGTTATTTTGATTTTGTTGCTAGAGGCAAACAAACTTTAAGGGGCTAACACCAATAAGGAATAAATGATTCTTCGTTACATTTATATAACTTGTCGCTATAATTATTTTGCATTATTATAGCGTCCTTTGACTTGTCATAAATCCAAGCGAAGAATACAGACAAAGGAAAATGTTTTGCAAAGGTCTTGCAGGATTGAATGGTAGAAAATTTTCTCATGACTGTATAACCATTTTTATTCATCATGGTTATAGTGAATCGTTTGTTTTCATTTAGTGCCTGAATGGTATCTTTTGTCATTCTGACCACTCCTTTTATTTTACTAAAATACAAACTAATTATTTTTGCTTAGTACATAGTTTAATAAAATTCAAAGTGCTCTATAATCCAGTATTATAAAGCACTTCATTTCCCATAAATTGTCTTTTTTAATGGATTATGATTTTACCTAACTATATACCCTCCCATTGCTTTTAAATAGTTTATATCTTCTTCCGTGGCCTCCCTGACAATTACTTGACTTTTTGTGAAATCACTTTTTTCGATGGCTTCAGCTTTTGTATGAGCTTCTACCACTGCGAGATAATTAGTAGTTTCTAAAGTGTAAAGTTTTAATTCTCTTACCTTTGCCATTTTACACAACCTCTTTCATTCTTAAATTTTTGCACAAGGTCTAAACTCCAATTGTTATAAGCTCACACCTTATGGAAAATTCAATCCCTTCAGCCTATAGCATAGACAATTTAGCATTAAATTACAACAACCTGCATTTTAATTTTGTTATGCAAGTTTAAAGCAATTGTTATGATTAAATAGTAATAATGAATAAACTGAAGGGATTTAGTAGAATGTTTTAGGTTAATTCTCTCTTTTTTTGCTTAAGGGATATGCTTTTGTTAATGCCTACATTTTAATTTTTAGTTAAGAATGTTTTTTAATTTGCAAAGATAATTTTTCAAACTGTATAAATCAGAAAATTGTATTTTCTTTTCTGGAGCATATTTCGAAATTTTCATAGAAGTGTAGGCTGTTATTTCGAAATTACAAAAACAAATTTGATCGAATTGGTTATAATTTTCTTCGTTTCTGATTATTTCATCGTTAGTATTGAATACCTTTAATTGAGGAAAATTATCCACAATTTCCTCGAAGTGATTTTTAACGATATAATCAGAAGAAATTAAAGCTATCATAAATTATCATACTCCTTTTGAGTAGGCACTAACAGGAGCATATCCCTAGAATGTTTTTATCCTTTCCTCTATCCTTTATAAAATCTAACATATTTTGTATTCCGTGTATCTTTATTTTCTTTTGGCTGTCTTAGATCATCATTCGACTAAGGGACGCTGTTAAGAAAATTTTGATATAGAGGGAATATCCCATATGCTAGAATTTAGAAAGGATAGAGAATTAGATAAGATAAAAGAAATTTATACTAGCCCATATCGCACTCGAATTTTTTACCACGTTCTTGATTATAACCCTCAGAGGATATTCTAAGATAGAATACTCTAATGTATGTTATTTGACAAGTGTTGGCTGGCTAGTCTCTTAATTCAGTTTTCAAAGATCATCTCAACTCTTTTTAAAGAATTCATGCTAGGTTGTTTTCCTAGTCACGCCACAAGATACTTTGTGATTGTTGGCCCTCCTTATGTACATTTATTTTTCGATTCAAGTGAATAGTTGACTTTTCTAAGTGCTAAGAGGTTTTTGTTTGCTCCCTCTTATGTTCCCTATTTTATAGTAATGAACTAAATAAGTCAAGGAAAACTTTTATATATTACTTGTTTATGGAGTCCTATTTTATTGTAGATATTTTATAAACAATTTAAAGCTTCTGAAGACAAAAAGACTAGATATTTATACTTAGTCTTTTTGTCTTTTATTTAATTACTTTGCTGGTGCTAATAAATCATTTCCTTTTAGTCCTTTCTTAATTCTATTATACATTCCAACAGGACTTATTCCAATAATATCACACCATTCTGGAACTGTGTGACTAGTCCCATTTATTTCTATATACTTCTTTCTACCCTCTCTTGTTCTAGGTTTTAATAAATCATTTATATTCCATCCATAAGCTATTCTATTTATAATTATTTCTCTTGTTAGACCTGAAATTTCGGCCCATTCCGTAATCGTATGTATTTCTCCGTTAATTTCTATATGTTTAGTCTCTCTTGGTTCAAGATCCCTAATTAAATCTTCTGAACTACAGCCTTTGTGGTATCTATCTAACATTGCTGAATATGGTATTTCATATTCTTCCGATAATTCTATTAGTGTTTTTATCTCTCCGTTTATACTTATTTTTATGTGGAAATAATCTTCCATAATATTTTTCCCTTTCTCATATCTTCCTTTTATAGAGTTACCACTAATTCCAGTTTCTTCACTCCATTGTGATACTGTTTTTACTTCCCCTTCGTGTTCAATAAATACGTTATTTGTTTTATTGTTTTGTTGCTCTTTATGAGTTATCCATCTACAATTATTTGGTTCGTAATTTCCGTTAGTATCTTTTCTATCAATAGTTAGATTTTCTTCATAACCATTAGACAAAGCCCAATTATAAAAAGTTTTTCTATCTTTTAACCATTCATCACAAATAATAACTCCTTTATCCCCATAATATTTATAACTTTTTGCATTAGGATTGTAGCATCTTTGTCTCATATTTTCATAAGTTTGTTGTAATCTTTCTGGTATTATGTTTTTAGGTTTTTTAGGTTTATTGTATTTTTTACTATTTTTACCTAAACATTTTTTACATAGTCCATTTAAGCCGTCTTTAGTATTTGTTGGATTTTTATTAAAATATTTATCATTACAAGGAAACCAAGAACTTTCTTCAGGGAAATAGATATAATGTTTACTGCATAACTTTTCCAATTCTTCATTTTCATTAATTCTGTGATTTTCTTCATAAGATACTAATTTTGGCATTAATTATTCATCCTCTTTCTTTTTATAATTTTATTTATCAACCCATTATCCCATTATCAATAAAAACCTACTTATGTATAACCAAAAATATTAATTAAAATCTCTCTATCTCCTTTCAATTTATTTTTGTATTTATGGTACTCTTAAGTATAACATACTTAAAATAATATTGTATACTCTCAAATAACCATGTTTTAGCCTATTTACAGTGGATTATATGACATTATCTATTGATTACTATTGTTTGCTCAGTATTACTATATAATTAATATTATTTTTAGATTTGAATGGGATCTTGGATAAAATAGCCTAGATTAGCAGGGATAATTGATGTATTTTGATTCTGAGACGTTTAAAAGGTATACTAGGTAAGATTATAAAGGGTAATACAATCTGAGGGCAGGAAAGGCCGTTTTTGTGGGTGTGTTTTTGGTTTGTCAAGGATTTAAATGGGGAAATGAGTTGATCGGGCTGAATGAACATAAAAAAGACTAGAATTTTATTTCTAGTCTTTAGATGGTTTACCCTGCGTTCTTTTCTCTATTCTTTCTTTCCTTTTCAGCCTCTTTTATTAATTTATCCCTATGTTTATACCATGCAATTTCTTTTTTAAGTTTTTCTTTTAACTCCTTTGCTTTCTTAGCATCAGACAATAATTCTCTATGATGACTAGATATTGAATTCTCACATAATCCAAAAGCATACTGACCATTTATTACACTTACTTTTCCTTTTCGCTTTGTGGCTTCTCCATCAACTTCCTTATTATATTCTGTTGCTTCGCTCCTTTTATTTTTAGACTTTGCGGTTAGTTCTTTAACCATGAATTTAATAAATTCTATGTATTCTTTTTCCGTGGCAGGTTCAACGTTTCCTATGTCTGGCCTATCCTCGGTTAAATCCCTATAGTATTTAGTACCACAAATAATAACTTCAACGTCTTTGTTGTCCCAAATGTTTTCAATTTTACCTACGCCGATGTTTGGAATTTTTACGAAATCATATTTTTTCATAAGTAATAACCTCCTGAATTTATTTCTTATTGATATAATACCATAGAACAAATATAAACGTCAAATAGTAATTATATTTAATTTTAAGGCCCATAATGGCACTTTTTAGGCACTAGAATATGTTTAAGGTAAAACTTTATAGCAAGACAAAGAAAAAGACTCCTAAGAGTCTTAATTTGAACATCCTATGTATTCATCAAAATATCTCTGAGCTTTATTTATTGCTTCCTTGTCGCTTATTGCATCGAATATGGTTGTTCCCGACTCCCTTCCTTCTCGAATATAAGAATAATGATATTGATTAAGATCGTAAGGACTATTTGATAATATAGCAATTATATTTTCATGCTGAAAGTATTTTCTGAATTGCTTTGTATTCCAGTTAATGAGATCATATAAATTTTGTTCAGCTTCTTGCTTTGTGGCTCCGATTGCCTCAACTCCGAATAGTGTAGAAATGAATTTTTTATAGTTTTGAGACATTTTATTAGTTTGTTTGGTTGTTACTGGTTTAAACATTTGTTTATCACTCCTTCAAATTATTAAAGGAAGGTTTTACCCTTCCTTTTTAGTTTACACTGGATTACAGGAAATTATTTTATAAGGACTGCCTCCGATTGAATCCCTACAGGTGAATCCAACTTCGAATTTTACTGAGGTAATGCTAGTGTGATTTAATCCCTTTAAGATCCCGCCGATGAATTTTTTAGTTACTTCGTATTTCATTTGAAAAACTCCCTTCAAATTTGAAACAATTTATAATATAAGTATAACGATTTATGACTTAAAGTCAAGGTTTTTATATCTCTATTTATGCTATAAAAATGGATTTTTAATGGATTGGAGAGAAAAGAAAAAGAGCTAATTGTTAGCTCTTAATTTTGTTTTATTTAATTACTTTTTTAAGAAATGGAATACTAGATATTCCCCATTGATTTGTAGGCCAACAACAAACGTCCATTTTTTGTGCTAATCTGTAGCGCAGGACTCGTTTTTGAGTTTTGTTGTAATTCATTTATTTTGCTCCTTTCATTCCAATCATTTTTTCAAAGTAACCTGCTGCTTGAGAGTTCGCTCCATCAAATTTATATGCGATTGTGCCAACTAAGCAGGAATCTAAAGAATGATATGAGATACTAACAGTTTGATAATTGATTAGAGCGTGGAATCTGATGTTTTTTACTTTTTCATGCTCTAGATCGTAACCATCTATATATTCAAAGACAACATATTCTCCAATAGTATAAGTCTTAACTACTTCGCCCCATGTAAAATCATTTTTGAGGAATTCTACTTTTTCATCGTGGGTAGTATCTTGAGTATTTTCCTCAGAGGCTACCTCTAAATCCTCCCATGATTGCACATAATATTTAGCAGGAACGAAGTATAATTTCTTTTCGGCACCCCTGGACAGTTTGCATAATTCGTTATTGTGCTTGACAATCATTCCAGATTTTAAGTTTTTCATATGTAGTTTTCTCCTTTCAAATTCCAATATATTTAATTTTATTAAGTATATCATAGAATAAAGGAAAATAGAAGTTATACAGAAAAATTATTTTATAATTTATAGACCTTATACCTGCATTTTGATTTTAACAAGTTTAAAACGTGTTAAAGTGCAATTATATAGGGGTATAGATTCTGAGGGCTTATAGGTGGCATTCTGTGCGAGGTGTTTGGATTAGTGGGAGCCGGAAGGAGTAATTTTATTATATTTTATATTTAGATAAAAGAAAAAGACTAGGTTTTTGCCTAGTCTTTAGTATCCCTTCAAGCTATTTTACATCTAGTTAAAATTGTCTGCTTCGCTCCTGCGTATTCGGAATGATCTTTAATTGTACCTTTGATTTTAACAACTTCACCTTGATCCGCTCTTACTGAATTTGAGGACTTCCATACAAAAATATTTCCATTTTGATCTAAAAATTTATGAATATAGGAGGTTCCCCATTCGGTATCAAAAGAATATGAATTCATATAGGTTAATTCAGTTTGAATTTTTTCACTGACTTCTCCAACGTAATTGGAATCTTTTTTACCTTCGTTTTCCTTTGCTCTTTTGATATCCTTTTCAATTTCCTTTTGATAAGTTACATAAGCATAGGCCACAATTCCGTTTATTTTGGTGTACTCATTACTAAGATATATTTTGATATTGTTTTGGAATGTTTCATACTCTTTGAACTCTTTGCTTTTGAAGTAGGTTATAACTTCCTGGGCCATTACTTCATATTTTTCATTTTTGCCAGATTTTTTGGTTAGATCCCAAGCTTCGTTTTTAGTTTCTTCCTTTTTGTACCCTTCTGAGTTAATCAAGTTTAGACAATTTGTAAGATAATCAAGAGTTTTTAAATACTTAGATTGTTTTCCGAGGTTATCATAATCCATTGCAGGTTCTTCAATACAAATGTCGTGTATGTCTTGATAATTACCTATGATGCTTAGTCCGTCAATCCCTGTATACTCTTTTATGCAAGTGCTGCCAACTTGGATAATTTCATTTTCTGAATTAATCAGAAGGACTGTTTTGTTTCTCTTTCTGTCAGAATTGCAATGTTGACAGTGACTTTTTACTGTTCGATATTCAACAGGGATTGAAGCATTTTCCTTGATAACGTGTATGATATTTTCGTTTGAGCCTTCAACCGCATTATGTTCAATTACTGCCAGAACTTCAAATTCGCCTAATTTTAGTGATTCCATTTCAAAAGTGTATAAGGTAACATCGACTACAACCATTCCACAATCTTTAGGGCTGAATTGCCAAGATGGTATATTATCGCGGTTAACATAGTCAATAACTCTAACTTCTTCGCCTGATTCTCCAAGGACTTCGAAAGACCATTTGAGGGAGTTCTTGTCGAGTTTTTTAGTGATGCGCTTAATTTTCTTTTCTAGGTCTTGGAAATCTGATGTAAAACATTTGTATACTTTCATTTGGAAAACCTCCTTTTTAATATGTATCTGATATTTATATTTTAACACAAAACAAATAAGAGTACAATAATTATTTATGTCTTTTTGTACTCTTATTTTAAAATTATTGATTTTACCAGTCTCCATCACTCAATGTTTTTACAGCAACACTTTTCACTATATTTTCTCTCTCAATGAATGCTGAAAATGTTTGTCATCGTGCGTTTCTCCGTTCATTAGGTTTAATGTTTCTACAGACACATAATATTGAGCTTCCGGGCAATACTCTTTAATTTCTTTAATTAGCGTATCCAATTCATTAGCTAATTTGATAAATTTATTAATATGCTTCTTTTTGATATTCATTTTATCGCTCCTTTCAAATTTATTATATGATTAATTAACAGTGTATAGATATTATTAGATATGTCAAATAAAATGGGCATTTGGTTTGAGAAATTGAAAAGAAAAAGATGCTTTATTCAGCATCTTTTAAAATATTTATAATTTTATTTTGACATGTTTTGCATAAAGTTACCTGTATTGATCCAATAATTAAGTTTTTAAGATTCTCTTTTGCAAAACATGAAGTGCAGCGCGAATATTCAGGAGATTCTTCGATTTCAATTTTAATCATATCATCACCCTTTCTAAAATTATTTATACTCTATTTTATCATAGGATATATTATAAGGTCAAACAAAAAGAATAAAGAAAAGACCATTACTGGCCTTTTCTTATAATTACTTTTTCTGCTCTATTTATAATGTCTGATGCTTCATAAAATTCTCCAGTTTCTTGCTCGGTTAATTCCACGTTAGCACTGTTTAAGTAATTTAACCAATTATTCTCTTCGTGAATTTCCTTTAGTTCTTGAACCATTTTTTCCATTTTCTCATGTATTTTTCTGACTTTCTCAGCATCTTTTTTAATTTTAGTAAGGGTTTGTGTATCGACTGACCGCGACTTTTTACTCATCTTCAGCACTCCTTTTATTTACCTTATAATATAATTATAATCATTTTTAAGATTAATGCAATAGATTTTTAATGTTTTTAAAAATAATTATTTTACACTTTACTATATCCCATAAATCAAGAGTTTGAAAGTATTTAGACAAAAAGAAAAGGAACCATTACTGGCTCCTAATTCTCTTCATAATCTTCCATAAATCCATTATCTATGTACCATCCTATTTCTACTTCTTCATGATCTTCTAACACTCTTAAGTCAATATTTTCTGGGTCTGAATACTCATTTAGTAGATTTCTGATTTCCTCGACTGTATCACAATTTCTTTCAGCCAGACATGCGCCTTGATCATTTAATAAGATTGCTTTGTAGTTTGCCATTTGAAGCACTCCTTTTATTTAATTAATCTGATATTTATATATTAATCTATTTCTAGCGCAATTACAATAGCAAAACATAAATATTATTTTAGCATTGTTTGTGGCCTTATTGATGATTTAGTGGTATATTTGTATTAGTGTAGGATATCTGAGAGCTTACAAGGCATCGTGGAAGGTATGGAGGGATTGTGAGACAAAAAGAAAAGGACTTATTCAGTCCTTGTAATTATCTAATTGAGTTTGATTATATTCCCAAATTTGAGTTCTGATTCTTTGATAATTTTTTATCCATATTTCTGCTTCTTCTATTGTTTCCGGTACTAATAATTTATATTTGATCTATTAATTAAGATTATAATAGATAGATAGCGCAATGTCAAACTATTTTATTTTAGTTTTTAAGGCCCGTGGATAGGGTTTTAAGAGGTTGGATTATGGATAGAGGGAATTAGTATTAAGGCAAAGAAAAAAGAAGCTGTAAAGCTCCTTAAGATCCCCATTGTGTATATTCTGTTAGTTCGCTCATTTCGAATTTTTCTCCCACGCAAACGCCGATAATGTCAAATGTATTATTATATATAAATACCATGCTATGCGCTTCATTTGTTTTTAGCATAACTCCTTTTTTAACATCTTGATTAAGTATACAAAGGTATTCATCTTTGATCTTCATTAATCCTTTTTCAGTTTTGAATACTTTGTAAAGAATTTTCTCTTCGTCTTTCCATTTTCCTTTTTTGTGGAATTGTATTCCGGTGTCCACTAACATTTGTGTATGCTCCAGTTTGTTAGCTGTGATTCTCTCAAATTTATTTTTAAGATCCATATCTAGATTATAAGGAGTGAATTTTAGATCAGCAGAGACATAATTAGTTGATTGTAAATAAGCAAATAGTTTTGGTTGGTCAATTTGCTTTAAAATAATAGTAAGTTGTTGCTTATAGTTGAAAATGACATTATTTAATCCTTCAGCATAAAAACAAGGGTTCAAGTTATTGGCTTTTATCATGCGTTTGAGTTCGGTTAATTTGATCATATGTATTTACCTTCTTTCTAATATTTTAGATTTGAATTAATTACAATAAAAAACCTATGCCAACATTATAGCATAGGTTGAATAGTTTTGGTAGTAGATAATTTTATTTTAAGATTTATTCCTCTAGCAATCCAAGATCAATTATTTTATCATCTTTTATATTTTCCGGTGTATTATTACTGTCAACTGAGCATTCAAACCATTTGTTTGTAACATTGTCTGTTGTGAGGATTATAAAGGCATCGCCATTTTCATTTTGAATAGTTGTATGGTAACAAGAATTTGGTGGATTGTAGATAGATTGTGTGGCCAGTGCTATCATTGTGTATGAGGTGTCAGAGCCAGGTTGTATTGTGGGATTTGCTGAAGTTGTTAGGATAGAGGATGTTAGGAGAGTGAGGGAAATTGTTAAGATAGATATTAGTTTTTTCATGAGGTGTACCTACTTTCTTTAATTAATTGGAATTCCTTTGCAGTGTAGATTTCTGATTGCGTAATTCCGGTAAAGTCTTTAGCGTGTACCATATTTGCTAAATTGCATAATTCTAGTTTAGCATTGCCCGATGATGTTTTATAAGCTTGCATTACTAACTTAACGTCTAATGATTTGATCAATTCCATATCAGATTGTTTTTCTGCTAATTGATTCTCTGAGCGTTCTTTTTCTTTTTTGATTGCCAGGATATCAGATTCCAAGAGTTTTGATGCTGTAATAAAGTCTTTGATTCCTTGGATATAATAAGGCATTGGTTGACCAGAAAGCATATGGTCTTTTATGTATTGCTCGTATGCAGTATGGGGATTATTGTCGGATAAGAGAAATAAGCGACATGTATTTGCTGCTTTTTGCATGTCTTGTTTAGTTCTACGCTTTGCCATTGGGAAACCTCCTTTTATTGATTTGGGTATGTTTAATATTGATAGTATAACAAAATAGGAGAGCAATGTCTATAGAATAATTTATATTAGTGTTTATAGATTTAAGATTATAAGAAAAAAATTATTAGAAGTATATACCAGAATTTCCGCACACTTGCCGGAAATTATGCTTGCGTTCCTAAGTCACCGTATAAATTTAAGGATTAGAGAAAAGTTGGCACTTTTAAAAAGACAAATAGAGAAAAAGAAATTAGTTGACAGTTTAAAAGTCGTAGTATAAAGAACTATAACATTTGTCACCATGCTATATTATATTTATGATTTATAAACTGTCAACTAAATTTTAATTTATTAAATTCTTAATATATATTCAATTAATTCTAATTGTATATCAATATAGTCTGAATTATGTTTAAATCCTGTAAACTTCATTTCATTATATCTCCCTATCATTGGTCTTTCATTAAGTAAGAAATCCATTAACCCTTCATTGTATTCTTTTTCATTATTGTAAAAGGTATCTCTTGTATTTATAGTCATTGTTTCGATTACTTTATCATTTAAATTCTTTTTATGTTGCTGTAATTCAATCTTATTAAGTTCGTGTAATACATCTTCTTGTTCAAATAATAACTCTATTTGCTTATATGCGTAATCTATACCATATTCTTTTAGTTTCTTATTAACTCTTTTGTAAAATTCTTCAGTCTTAAATTTAAACATAACCTGAGTGATAGTATTAAGTTTCATGTCTTGCAATACATTATATTTAATACTCATAATTAAAGTTTTTTCATCATCATTGGCCCTTAGATGATGCTCTTTTCCTTCATCATCTATTTTAACTATTATATGTAATTCATTATAGTCAATTAGACATCTTCTTTTTAAACTATTTAAAGAATCAAATAGGATTCTAGTCAATCTATCATTGGTTCTTAAATATAAGTGATTAATATTGAATTTTGTAAATCTACTATCCTTTTTAGACAAGAATTTTATTACTAGTGCTTTATCTAAGTATTGAGCGTTAACCATTCCAAGAGATTCAAATAAATTATTTTTAGTAATAGTATATTTATGCCCTTCAGCCTTAGATAGTGTATGTAATAATTGAGCTTGAATATGTTCTACATATTTAGAATTATTACCCTCTGATCTTAAATCTATTTTTTCTAGTGGTTCCTCATATATCTCATTAAAAGTAAATTTTTTACCTTCTTTAGTAAAATTACAATATCTAGATAATTCGTTTAATTGTATTTGTTTGCCGTTGCCTCCTTTGACTGGTATTTCTAAGAAAATACATAATTCCTTGTAATTTTTTATTGTTAATCCTAAATATAGTTTAGATATATTCATTCTATTTTTCTTCTTCTTCTATATTTATATTTTGTCTTTGTTCATTATGTTCCATTACTATTTTACCAGTGTTTCTCTCGATTACCCTCATATAAGGCTCTAGTATCATTTCACAAACAAATAGATGCTGACTTTCTAATAATTGTATCCATTCATGATATATTGTCTCTGGTGCTGACTCTAAGGAATATTCATTACAGTATTCTAGGATGTATTTAAGGTTTAATACTTGAGGTTCCTGCTCTTCTTCCAGTCCATTAGGGCCATAAGGATTGTACATAAAATCAAATAGATCAAATTCATTCATTTTGTTTTACCTCTTTCATTATTTTATTTTTATAATTGACTAAAGATTAAGGACGGATAATTGATTAGATTATTATGTATAGCCGGATCTATAGATAGTAATAGCAAAATTAATAAAATTAATAATTAGTATAGTTCGCTCAACTCCTTTCCTTAGAAATTTATTTTGTATAATTGGGTAAAATTAATTATAGCATGATTGAATATGATATGTCAATATTTATTTTAGGGTTTGTTTTTGTTGTGATCGGGAATATGGGATTGATAAGGATGGTTGATAATTATTAGGATTATAGGATTTGAGATTGTAGCGGAATGTGGTTTATATTGCTGTGATATGCGCTAGGATTGATTGTAAGAAGGTTTTTGTGGATAGGTGAAGGATTATAAGGGGAATAGAAAAGAGACTCGTTAGAGCCTCTTAGAGAATTTATTTTGTGGTTTGTGTTTATTTTGCTGCTTCTACATATGTAATAGGAGGGAATCGAGTCTTTAAAATAATACTTCATTTTCATTGATTTCAGGAATTTTATAACTTTTATGATATTCCTGATTAGCAAGGACTTCAGAAAAATTATGATAGTCTTTTGTACCAATGACAGAAATTTGATTATCTTTGCAAACCGAATTGCTAAAATGATGGGAATTGTATTTTATGCTATAGTAAGTATAAGTAACTAATTCACCATAATACCAGAATTTTTGGCCTTTTTTCATTAATTAAAACCTCCAATTAACCCCAATTTTTACAACTAGAATTTAATCTTTCCTCTGCCTCTTCAAATTTTGAAAAACTTCTTACTCCAAAGCATTGATTTAGTGCATTTGGTTTTCCTTCACTGGTTACATATGCACCAGTTATAAAAATTGAAACACCTTCATTATAAGTAATAATCATAATTTTTGTGCAATTACCTTCAGTTTGACTTTGCACTATTCTCATTAGTCAAAACTCCTTTTAAGATTTAGTATAGAGATAAGTAGATAGTTCTATCAAGTTGTAGGGGTTCCGGGTTATCTTTGTTCCCTCAACCAATAGTGAGGATTATAGGCCTTCCAGCCTCCCGAACTAGTGAGGTCTTATACACTTGATTAACAAGTCATTTCCTCAACATATGCCCTATGTGCTTTTTCCTCTTATCTCTACATTTACTATTATACGCTTATTTAGGCCAATGTCAAGAAAATATTTTATATTTGTATTTGCAAGATGATTGGATAAGATAGTATTGATATAAAGGGTTATGGAATGATGTCAGAGGTCACTAGAGAGCATTTTTAGAAATAGAGAAAAAGGAAGGTTTCCCTTCCTTTTATACTTCTAAATTAAATGTATCAATACATGCCGATTGATAAAGATCATATACATTTCCATTTATGCGTTTATATCCAGCTTTTGAGATATATAATTCTGCATCTTTATCAGATAAAGTACATGGTTCCAGTTTAAATTTCATACAATTTCCAACAAAGAATTTTTTTACTTGTAAAGGGAAATCGCTTTTGTAGCGGAATGCTTCTAAATATTCGACCTCTACAACCGTTTCGCCTGTTTCAGAATGTTTAAAAACATTGATTACTTTACCTATAGAATAACCATGTCTATTAAATTTTCCAGTCCTTTGAGGGAATAATAAGATCGAAGGAACTTGTAGCATATCTCCAATTTTAGCAGTTTTAATACTTGCCATTTTAAAAACTCCTTTCAAATTTGAACAACTTCTTACTTATTATTATATATATTTTTAAGCGAATGTCTATAGATTTTGGAAAATTATTTTAAGGTTTTATTAATGGTTAATTATTTAGAATTAATACAAAAATGTTTACCAGGTAGCACAAAATAGATAAGAGCAAAATGTTAGCACATAAAAAAGAAAAATGAGACTGTTTAAGCCTCATTTTATTTAACAATTTTATTTTGCTGCCATTGGATTTTCTACCTTTACTCTTTCCTTCTTCTCGACTGTTTCTGAACCATATTTACCGCGAATATCTTCCATGCTAAATGCCTTATGCTTTTTGGCCTTATAATCAGCAGGTTTAAAATACCATGCTTTTTTGTTTGTTGCATACCATAGACCAGCATCTTTTAGTAGATGTTTTACTGCTTTTGTCTCACCATTGACCCAAATCCAGGAGCCACATATTTCTATAAAAATTTCAGGAATGAAGATAATTTTTTCTAAGGTTTCGCGGAATCCATCGTTTACATTTGCATAGAAAGAGGATTTTTTCTCAGTGTCGTTAATTGGATTGTTTTTGATGTATTCGAATGCTAATTCATACTCTATGTTTAGGGATTTCATTGTTTCGAGGTTTCCGGTCGGTTTGTCTGGATGATGGAGTTTTACGAGTTCGCGGAATGTAGTTTTTAGCTCCTGGATGGTTTTGCAGGTTGAGAAAAATTTAAATTTGTTCATTTGGGTACACGCTCCTTTTATTTTTGGTTTGGTTTAGGGAATTGGGTTTAGGATTTTTTATGTAATTGATTTAGTTGAGGTATAAATATAATTATAAATAAATTTGGGAGAATGTCAAGATAATTTTATTTTGGGGTTTATGGTCAAAAAAGAAGACTATCTCTAGTCTTCAAATTTTCTTTGCAACATAACTTTAACAAATTTATTCACATCTGGTATTTTAATTTGGTTTAAACCATGTGTTAATGTTGTTTCAATTAATTCAGGGTATCTACTTTCAAATCCTCTAAATAATGGTTTTTCGTCTTCATAACATTTGTAAAATAATCCTCTATCTGTATAGCAAGCTCTAAAGTCTGTCTCTTCTCCATGTCTTTCAACTCGTTCTGCTTCTTTGATTATTGATTCTATGAGAGTTGAAAGGCGAACATAAGGTGTAAAGTCTTCAGTAGTTAATCTTTTTTTAGTTGCTTTCGTTGCTTTAATCATTGTTAGCACTCCTTTTAATTAATTGATTTCCTATATTATTATATCACAAAAACAATAGGGAAAACCATTTGCAATAAAATTTATTTTTATAGTTATGAATTTGTAGGGATTTTAGGATATTTACTATGAGTATTTATAATTGTATGTTGTTGGTTTGATTATGATATGATCGTAGGATATGAAGACTGTGTATTAATACAGATATGGTTTATGTATTACTGTATTATACTAGCAAAACTTATGCCAATGTAAAATAAGAGTTGATATAATGCGTTGAAGCAAGAAATAAAATTATAAGATTAGAGCGACAGAAAGGGGCGTTTAAGCGGTTTGAGGTTTAGAGGTATATGTTAGTGTGTAGAATTTTATTTTAGGGGTATTACGAGATGTGGAATTTTATACCCTACGTGGGTATGGTAGTTTTGAGGTTAGAGTATACCCCTTGAGGGTATAGTGATATATAACAGGTTATATATTTATGTTGTGTACTAATTTATTATAGTGTAGTGAAATGATATGGATATATATAGCATAGTTAATTAGTTGGTATTAATGTATAGTAGAATGATAGGATATAAATACCAAGTAATATAGTAGGTATTAAAGCATAGTAATTTGGTGTGGATTATAGTTTAGTGAAATGGTTGATATTAGTTTGGATTATGATAGTATAGGTGATATGTGATCATAATGATCATATAATGTGGTTAATGTGATGGGATAATATGATTATGATTATATTGAACGTGTAATGTAGTCAAGTGACTGTATTGTATGGTAGTATGATAGGATTATGGGTTATGTGATATTAGTTTGAATATAGAATATTTTGAGACTAATATAGTTTGATATTCAAAGTATTATATGTGTATGTACAATGTAATTACAATTTTATTATATGAATGGTTGTACATATGAGTGGTTACTCATTTATTTAAGTCTTCACTAATTTCGCCTATGTTATAGACCTCGATATTTTATACGTATATACGTATATACTCATATACGTATAATCAGCATCATCAGCGCATTACGATTCATTCCATTTTCTCCCGATCAATTCAATTCGACAAATCATTCCCGACTGCAGCCGATACAATACTAGGACATTATCTGTATTTTATCCATTATCATTCCATTCTATTTCCTGCCTCATATTTCCCCTTCTAACCTCTTCAAACTCATTCCGAGACATAATATAAGGCCCAATCCTCATCCAATGTGACACATTCCCATTGTGTCACATTCAGAAAATAGCAGGAATCGGCTTATAGCAAGGGTTTCAGGGATTAGCAGGTAATCGGCCTATGCTATTTTCAGTTTGTCATAGGTAAAGCTGATAGCAAAAACCTGTGCTAACATTCACTTTCAAAAACCATGCCAACTTTATCATAGGTGGGGCATAGATTACAAATTATTATTCGACATTATTCGACATTATGTGCAGAGTACTTGTTTACACATCGAAATTTTAGAAATCGATTTCGAGACAAATCCATCCAAATTTCCCCTTCGTTCTCACATCGCAAAAACATAATCATCACAACAATTTCCAACCCAATAAATACATATTCCAAATCACAAAACTTCTCAAAAGTCAAATAATTTTGTAAATTAATCTCATAAAATAATATAAAATTCTCACATAATCTTAATAAATATCACTAAATCAATCCATACAAAATAACCAATAAATCCTACTCTCATACAGTTTCTTTACCAGATTCAACCTTATATTAATTCATATTTTGATCTATAAATTTCTACCAAATATTAAAATCAAAATATAATTATCATAAATCTCATCGAACAAAAAAATCTAATGAAAATTCATAATTATGCATTCAAAATTAATCACAAATTCCTAACAAATCTAATCCTACAAATAACCTTAAAATCCTTGATCCTAACCAATTATAACACATTCTAACAATCCCTTCTACTATAGAGGGGCGTACTTTAACAAATTCATCCGAATCAATTATACCATATATCCGACCATCTAAAAATTGAATAAAATATTTTTAACAATTCACATCAAAATAATATCTCAAAATAAAATTAATTCTAAATCAAATCAATCCATAAAAATTTACCAAACAACACAAATCAAATAATCCCTCTATCCTTACTCTAACAACCATTACACCAATTCACTCGGAAAAAGTGCTATACTATATAATACACTTCATTCATACAAATCCCTGTAATACTACTCTAGCAATACTTTCAAGGATTATAAAAATAATTCCTCTGGTAAAAATTTATTATTATATAGTTCTTATGTTTATAAATGCTAAAATAAATTTCCTTGACAAAACTTATTAATCTGTGTTACAATATTCACAGGTACAAATCTGTAAATTATTTACCTAGAAAGGAGATGAGAATTATAATAGTAAAAAACCACACAGCAAAATTTAATGACAACAATTGTAAAAATGTCATTCATAATCTCAATCAAGGAATAACCATCACAGATGCATTTACACAAGAAATAAGAAATAACAGACACAACCCTAATAAAATAACTAATATAGACTATCGCAATGATAAATATTATTGGATATTTAAATTATTAGAAATTGAACAAACTTCCATCCATTTCAATACATACGATCCAGATATAACTGGTTGTTAAATCGGCATTGAGAATAGAGCAATCAATAATCTTACAAATCCGATGCGTAAGGATGCCGTATAAAAATGTGTGAGAAACATAAAAACATATACCATTTGCATTGTGGTGTATTGCGTATGCTTTACATGTAAAAGCCACAGTTTGGGTAATTAGTTATGTTTTCCTTATTTATTTGCTTAATGTAAATAAATAAGGTGTATGTATTGAATTTAGTATTTAATGAGTATTTGGGATTCTTAAAAGATAAAGGCGTAGATATTAATAAATATAATTTAGTTGAGGGATATTATTGGTTAGATAGATCAATTATTAAATGTTATGATGTTGAAGGAAAAATTCACAAAGTTTTAAGAATTCATATTGATGATGAATTAAATATTACTGCTACTGATTATAAGAAGGAAACTTATGAGATTGAATCTTGGGAGGAAACAATGGAGAGAAATAAGGACAAATTAGTAGAATTAGAGAATGAGAGTATCGAGTTAATTAAAAATAGCATTGAAAAGTATGAGTGGTATAGTCCAATTACACTAACATCTACAGGTAAGGATAGCCAAGCAACTTCTTATCTGGTTGATAAAGTCATAAATTCTAGAAAAATATTTAATAATACATCATTGGACTCTGCTGATACATATAAATTTGTTAAGACAATGAATAATGTAGAAATAATCAATCCAAAGGAAGGATTTTATCAATGGAGTAAAAGAATTCAATTTATCCCCACAAGATTAAGTCGTGCATGTTGTACATTGTTGAAAGAAAAATCCACTATGGATTATCTAGACAAAGATATAAAGTATTTATTCTTCTTAGGAATGAGAAATGAAGAATCAACGAGTCGTTCTGGATATACGGATGAATGGAAAAATGAAAAATGGGGTAATCGTCAATGGGAAGGTGTACTTCCTATTCGCAAATGGAACGAAGAACAAATATGGTTATACACATTATGGAAACAAATTGATATTAATCCTAAATATAAAAAAGGTTATTCTAGGGTTGGCTGTGCTATAGCTTGCCCAAATTATACTAAAACAACTTGGGTACTAGATAAATATTGGTATCCTAGTATGTATAAGAGATGGCATGATATATTAAACAATGACTTTATTGATAATCAAAAATGGACTAAATTAAACTGCACAATAAAAGAATATCATCTCTGTTGGAATGGAGGATTATTAAGATCAGAACCAACTTTGGAAGTTATTAATGAATTTGCAGAACATAAGGGAGTTAATATTGATATAGTAGAAAAATACTTCAATCATAAATGCAAAATATGTGATAAAAAGGTAAACAAAAATGACGATATAGCAATGAATTTAAAGTTACTAGGTAGAAATATGGATGATTATTTTTGCAAAAAACATCTTATGGAATATTTAGAAATTGATAAAGAACAATGGAATACATATATAAATGAATTTAAACTATCTGGATGTGCTTTATTCTAATCAAATCAACAAATAATATTATACACTTATTGCATCTACAAAGTAATAAGTGTATAATATAATCAAGAATCAATACTTAACAGAAAGAGGCTACACAAAATGGAAGAATATATTGATGGAGTCATGGTTCGTACAATTGATAGAGAAAAGTATTCTGATTTTAGTGTTTGGTTAAAAGTTAATGGTTATAAAACTAAAGAAGATATTTATGAAGATTCTATTATTAATGGAATGTCTGAGGAAGAGGTAGAGGATAGTATAACTAAATTAGAGGATGAATTTTTAGATTGGTGTACAGAAAATGAAATCAATGGAGAAATTTAATTACATAATTAATTTTTTTGTTTTGATAGTTTCAATCTAATAACTTTCATTAGGTTGTTAGATTGAAATTCTTCTATAAAAAGCAAAGGAGGAAACACAATGAACAATCTTAACCAATTCTCTAACTATAAATCACAACTCAAATCCATATCCAATGTCTATTCCATTGCTCAAGATTTTGATTACATCCTAAACAATATATTCTGTACATATTCCTTCAATAAAGGTAAATCTAAATGGAGAGAAATCAGTTCACAAATACCTAAACCATTCAGACAAAATATATCTACTGAAATATATCATGTAGAATCTGGTCATGGAGTTGATCAAGTTAGACTAGCAGTAAAGATTGAGATGAAAAAGTATATTGAGTATTTGATTAATATGGATTAATTCTTCTATAAATATATAAATAAAAATGCTTGACATATAGAATATAAAGTGGTACAATATAGGTAAGGGATAAATATGAAATAAATTCAGAAGGAGGAAATATATTGATAATTCTATTACATTTTCTATTGCATATACAAATTAATATTATTGCTAGTGGTTTTACATAAGTATAAAAATAAAATTATTATTCTATATAGCATAAAATATTAATTGAGATGAACTTGTGAAGAACAATTAATATTTTCGTTTCCTTCTAATGTCAAATTAAATCAAATTATAAATATCAAATAAATTGGAGGACTTAAAATGATTGGGAACATTAAGATTGAAAATCAAACAAACACAACTACATCTAAACAAAATAATAATAAATTCATTTTTATCTACAATCTCATACAAGCAGAATTCTACTTCCATAAAGGAATTGCTCCTTATAGAGTAGGTCTTAGCAGTCAAAAGAATGTATTTGTACAATTCCTTAAAAATGATGAGTTAACAAATGCATTCACAGATTGGTGCAATAGAAAAATGTAGATACAATGATTATGAAAGGAATAATACTTAATGAGAGAAATTAATTTAATCAAAGACCTAGATTATAATTACAAATATAAAATATTAAATCATGAAAATAACAAACTCTTACTTGATGGAGACAATAGATTAAATGAAGTAATAAAATTATCCAAAGAAGTCTACACAGCAAATGAAATAGTAACTATTACTCCTGAATTAGAATTAATCGCCACTGATATAACAAATAACTTTATTAATACATTTGAATCAAGAGGAGGTTTAACTACTGAACAAATTAACTTTGCTAATGAGACATCTAAAATAATATTTGGTGAATTAATAGAAGATATAATTACTGTAATACCAGCTCCTTGCGGATTTGGTAAGAGCAGTATTACATCTGAAATATTACAAAAGATAATTTCTCTTCATATAAATAAGGAATCTACTGATGGAATAATAATTGTAACTGATAGATTAGAAAGTTTAAGAAATACAGTTGAATATCTAAAGCATATAAATTTAGATGGATACACATACATATTAGAAGGTTGGAATAAAGATATATGTATTAACAAAAAGATTAAACAATCTGATGCTAAAGTTTGCACTCCTAATAATTGTAATTTCTTTTCTAAATGTAAAATCAGTAAGCAACAAAAAGAACAAGAGAAATTCCCTATATTATTAATCACCAATGCCAGACTAAGAGAATGTGCAGATAGTATTATTAAATATAAGGATTGGGAGAATGGTACTAGAACGATATTACTTATTGATGAGCGTCCAGATGTATTAGATGTTGTAAAAGTAAGTAAGGAACTCCTGAACAAAATATCTACAACATTGAGTAAATTAAGTTATAATACCACTGAAGATAAAACTACATTGGAAAATAAGTTTAAAGAAATATCTGACACAATAAATACTAAAATGCAAAGATTAAGAGGAAGTGAACACAAAAGATTTATAGTATCCAATATTAATAATGACATGATTTGTAAAAATGATTTAGAGTTTATGACTTTATGGGATAAATATATGAGATTTGAGAATAAAAGAGAACTTGAACATATACATACAATACTAACATTGGGAGGTTTCTATGTCTATCAAAAGAATATAGAATTTATATGTACAATAGGCAGTAGGGACTTGAAGGAATTATACTGTAAAACATTCAAAACAATAATATTTGATGGTACTGCTCTGTATGATCCTCAGTATTTAGGAATGTATAATAAAGGTAGTATAAAGTATCTAGACATAGAAAATACAAGATCATATGATAATCTTACAATAAATGTATATAATAAACATAAATTAACTCAGACAACATTTAGAGAAAAGAATCATTTAGTTAATGCTTGTGCATCATTTATTAATAATAAGATGAGAATTGGATTTACTAAGAAAACTTATGTAGTAACATATCAAAGAGTAGCAAGTGATTTATATGGGCAATTAAAGCACTTAGATTATATTCCTACTCCTAATGACTTTGAAGTATATTATTATAATAGTACAAAGGGCAATAATAATATGCAAGAATGTGTTAATATGTTTATGTTAGGATGGCATACAATGCCTGATTTTGAATATGTCATTCAATGGTTATCTACATATGTTGATTGGGAGGGAATAATAAGTAAATGTTCTAATTTAGAAAAAGCAATACAAATGAGTGAAAAATTAGAAGTTAAAGATAGAAGCAAAACAGAATATAATGGTGATGATTATGGTACAAATTATAAGAATTGGGAATTTGGATATGAACCATTAAATAAATATAAATACTTTACAATGGTAACAGATTTTTATCAAGAAATTCATAGAACAAAATTAAGAAAATATAGTTGTAATGATAAAATAGTTTGTCATGTATTTGCAATAAAGAGTATCATATTAAAAATGATAGAGCAATTGTTTCCTAGAAAGGGAGAATTAATTAATGTTATAGATGATGAGTTGGTGGAATTTAAAGAGAGTAAAGCAGATGGTAGGAAGAATAAAGGAATAGCATATACAAAATTTAAAGATTGGTTGGATGTACAAATAGTAGGTAGAGAAGTTAAAACAAAGGAGTTATTATTAGAGAGTGAATTGGAATCTAAGGAATTAGACAAAGTAAAAAGTAGTAATGCATTTGTTAAAGATTGGTTTAAAAAACATACAGTTAAGAGAGGAAATTATTTAGTGTAAAAATCTATCCCCCATTTCCCCTATAGAACTATAATAGGATATTATGGGGATAGAAATTAAAAGGAGAGATATAACAATGAAAATGAGATATTGTATATACAAATTTATAGACAGAAACAATGAAATAATATACATTGGTAAAACTTGTTCAATTAATCCACAATTAAGATTCAATCAACATTCTTGTAATGGACATCTTGGTAAGGAATGCTATGATTCAATAGATAGGATAGAAATATGTGAATTGAATAGTCATGCTGATGTAAATGTTTATGAACCATATTTAATAAATATTTATAAACCAAAGTATAATGATGATTTTAAAACTGAAGATGCTTTGACAATACAATTACCAATTATAGAATGGATGAATAAAGATGAATATATTGCAATGATAAAAATAGAAAATGATATAACTAAGAATACTATTAAATACCAAGAAAACAAAGCAGATTCCAGAATTAATAAAGGGATTGCATATACAAAATTTAAGAATTGGTTAGATGTTCAAATAAGTGGTATGTCAGTAAAGGCTAAAGATTTATTATTAGAAAGTGAGTTAGATACTGGCATTCTTAATGGCTTAAAGAAAAGCAATACTTTTGTTAGAGAATGGTTTAAAACACATACTGTAAAAAAAGGTAATTATCTAGTGTAAAATATAAAGGAGATAAAACAATGAGATATAGTGCGTACATATTAACAACAATTAAAGAGAACCCAACGAGAGCAGGAACGTATACAAGCGAAATGCCAGCGTGGGAGCATTTCCCTTGGGTGTCGGTGCGTTGCACCTTCCACAATTGAATTATAAAATAAATAAAATGACTTTGAAGGAGAAAATAATAAATGGCATATGAATTAAGACCATATCAATTAGAAGCAATAGAAGCAGTAAAAAATCTGAAACCAAATTTTAATGGTATTCTATCACTTTCTACTGGCACCGGAAAGACGGTAATAGTATCTGCAATAGCAAATGAAGTAAAGTCTAGGTGTTTGATTGTAGTCCAATCACAGGAACTTCGTGAGCAAACTGTTGAGAAACTTTACAATACAAATCCTGATTTAGATGTTGGATCAGTACAAGCATCATTAAATATGGTGTCTAATAAAATTGTTGTAGCTACCCGTCAATCGCTCACACATTCTAAATCTACTAGATTAGAAAAGATGTCTGAATATGGTGATTTTGAATTAGTATTCTTTGATGAATGTCACAGTTCAGTAGGACAAATTAAAAAGATATTAGATAAATTGAATCCGAATATAAAGGTAGTCGGTCTAACAGCTACACCTTTTAATGAGGATATGAAGAAAGTGTTCCACGGAATAATCTATGAAAAGTCTATATTGGAAATGATTAAAAGCAATTACTTATGTGAGCCAAAAGCAATATATGTTCATTCTGATACAGATTTATCTAATGTAAAAACAATCGCAGGAGAATTTAATCAGAGACAATTAGAAGATACTGTAAATACAGAAACTAGAAATGATCTTGTAGTAGAATCTTATATAAAATATGCTTCAGATAGAAAAGCAACAATAGTATTTGCTTCAGGTATTGCTCATGCCAGAGATATATGCCAAAAGTTTAAGGATAATAATATCGTTTGTGAGTATATTGATTCTACTATTGAAGATAAACAAAGAGAATTAGTTATTAATAATTTTAAGTCAGGTAAAATTCCAGTTATTGTAAATGTTGGAATTCTAACTTTAGGATTCGACTATCCTCCATGTGACTGTATTTTGCTATGTCGCCCCATGAAATCTAAAATCCTCTATACCCAAATAATTGGAAGAGGACTTAGAACCTCAGAAGGCAAATCCAATTGTCTAATCATTGATGTAGTTGATATTGTGCGTAAACATGACTTAATGACAATGACAGATATATTTGGTGTAGAAATTAAAGATCAAGAAACTTTAACTGAAGCAATCGAACGTGAAGAAAAGAATAAGGCAGAGAAATTAGAAAGAGAAGAATTAGCAAAACAAAAAGAAATAGAGAGATTGGCATTAATTGCAGAAGAATTAAAACTATTTAAGGCAAATATGAGTGAGTATTTCTCTGAAAGTTATTATGATTGGTATAAGTGTGATAGAGATACGTTTGCATTGTCTATAAATTCTGATTTACATTATGTAATTTATAAGAATATAAAAGAGAATATATTTGAATTATTCATTGTTGATACCACAAATAAAGTTAATAGAAAAGAATATGTGTCTGAGGATGATAATTTAATTAATCTCATTGAAGAATCAGAAAAATATGCTTCAAGGAAATATTCTACATTCCTTGATAGAAAAGCAAAATGGAAATATGAACCTGCAACTCAAAAGCAATTAGATTGGTTAAAGAATGAATGGTGGGCTAATGGTAAGGTATTAAGAACTAAATTTGATGTTCACACTTGTGTGAAAGCAAATAAGATCAGTTGGATTATTAAGAAGAGATAGGTTGTATACATTTTATAAATATATAAATAAATTATTTGACATGTGGTTAATAAAGTGGTATACTGTATATAGAGGTGCAGGGCGGTCTGGTTTACACATCAATAAATCACACTAAAATATACCTACCCCCTTCCTCAATATCCAATAAATAAAATATAATAAATACAAAGTAGGTGATTTTCTTGAAATTATGGTATTTATGGGAAGCAAAAGATTTAGGTTTGTTAGATGTAGTTGGCTTAGTAGATATAGTTGATTCAATGGGTATGGGCTGTGACCTTTATGTACATAAAAATATAATGTTTAACTATATTCCATATAATGGTGTAGACATTTACGTTTATCAGACAGAAGATTTAAGTTTAATACGCAATAATAAGTGTTTTCGGTTCAGTGGGATACCTGTATTACATGTTTACGGGAATACAACAAAAGAGGGGATTAATTATGATTGGCTCATTTATGGTGCTTGGGTAGATTATATTGAGGAGTATTTAAATAAGTTAGAAGTATTTGTTGATGAAAAAAGAATGGAAATAAAAATCATAGAAACCACAGAAAGAAAAAACAAGGAAAAGAATCTAAAAGAAAAACTAAAACCATTTGAGATATTCTTTAGGTAATTATACAAATAAACTAATAGAAAGGAGGTTTATCACTATATCAAAAACATAAAACTATATCTATACACAGGTATATTCACCAATTGCCTACTATTCGCTCTAACAACACCTACAATAAACATATATTTTATGCAACAGGTATCCACTTACATATATTCTATAGTAAATTGGGTAGGAATTATCACAATCTTTCTTATAAATTATATATTAAAGAAACAAAAGAATAGAGAATTATTGCAAAAATTCTTCTTACTGATTGTAATTCTAGATGTTTTAGGATTCTTATTTGTATCAATTTATGGATTACATAATATAAACATAAGATTCTTCGGAATTTCTATACTCAATGGTACATCTTCAGCTATATGGATGTGCATTATGAAGTCAAATATAAATAAAATATGGCAAGGAGATGATTTAACTAATTATCAAACACAAGAAAGTTATTTAGTTTCAATAGCACAGATCATGGGAGCAACATTAGCAATAGTTGTAATAAAATTAGAAGTAAGTATTAATATATTAATTGGATTACAGATATTAGCACAGTTTATTATGGGGATATTTGATTATAAGGTGATTAGGATTGTTGAAAGAGATTTAGAGGATGTGAGAATCAATTAAATGAAAAAATTGTTAAGAAATTTAATCATCGTGATTATTAGTTTATTTGGAATAATTGGATGCAGTCAACAACAAATATCAGAACAACAAATTCAACAGAAAACTAAAGAAGCACAGGAGATTAAGATTCAACAAGAAGAGCAATTAAAAATTAAACAAACATTTACAAATAATAGATTTGAAATCATCTATACTCAAAGGGATAATAATAATTATACTATTTTAATTTATCAAGACATGGAAACTAAGAAAAAGTTTTTGTGGGTACAGCAATATGGTTCCGCAGGAGGGTTGTGTCAATTAGCAGATTAAATGTAATTAATATTGAAAGGAAGTATAAATAATGGATATTGTAATCATAGATAACCTAATAAAAGTAACTATTGGACTATCCTTAATTGTCACCAGTGGAGTTTTATTAATTGCTCTATTGAAAGTATGGGAGAAAGTATTTGATTTAGGTTTGCAAATGTTTAATATGAAAAAGAGTTTCTTGATTTTATAATTAAAAAGTATCGTGATAAAAAAGGAGTAATAAAGAAAATTCAATAGAATACATAGGTGTATAAAGTAATAAATAATTATTTGACATGTTGTAAAAATAATGTTATAATAATTAAGTAGCAAAGGAGGTGAGATTAATGGATATAGGTTTTCATATTGAGTGTAAAGCTTGTAACAGTAATAATACTTCAATAAAACATACTGAAAAATTTAATATGTGGTATGATGACAGTTACACAGAACATTGGGTTCATTTAGTTTGTGAAGAATGTGATAATAAGAAGTTAATGTATAGTTATAATACATATTGAATTTTATAAATACTAAAATAAATATTATTTAAGGAGGTGAAAAGAAATTTTAGACTATATTGGGACATATACAGTTTTTCATACTTTGAACACAGACGGATCTATCAGCAAGAACAAAAATGACAACTATTTGAAATGTCGCTACAACGGTCAAGTTTATAAATATTCAGATTCAACTCTAGCACTTTATCTACCCTCTGGTGCAAGTTCAGTAAATACTTTAATGCCAAAGTTTGAAGCAGAAAATATAAAGGTATGGACTTACATAAGTGGTGAGGTATGCGAAGAAGCTGTGTTGATTTTTAACACTGAAGACATTCATAGAATACATAAAATAATCAAGATAATGACAATGGGGAGTAATCAACAACTAAAAGACTTAAAACTTAAACAAAAACAAGATAAATTAAAAGCAAAGTTAAAAGAAGAATCTAATAAAAATAAATAAATAATTGAAATTTATAGTCCATTTAAGGTGTAGATTTACTATTTGACACAATCTTACCAACAAATTATTACAATTGATTCTAGCTAAATTTTTATGAAATATGTAATGATTATAAATAACATGTAATACTACTCTCACAATGGTTACAGAGGTTTATTTTAATTATTATAAAAAGTCTATAATCGGCATATCAACCCTTGGTTACAAATCTAAAATACAAAATAATATTAATAATAGAAAGAAGGCAAAATATAATGCAAAAACTAACACTCTCAGGAACAATATCCCTATCAGAAATCCCCTCCATATCCAACAAACTAAATAAACCAAACTACATAATCACATCAATAATCGACAACTCAACCAAATCAGTAACTCAAATTCTAGATACAATTTTTTCTTCTAAAAATACAGTTGATAAATTAATTGAAGTAAAGCTAGTAGAATATATTACAGGCATAGAGCACAAAGGTTTTGGGAAATTAATCATTGGTAGAGAGAATTATAACACAAAAGTTGAATCTTATTTTGTTGGAAATTTTTCATTAGAAAAAATATTATTTGAATTGTTAGATACTAATGTTGAACTGACGTTGATTGATTTAACAGATTCTATTGGTAAGTTTATTACTGAGGATTATAATAATTCTACTGGGACATCGGAGGATATGCATAATGACAAAGTTAAAGCAATGTAAAGGAGGGGATAGTAATTATAGCGATGTAGAATTAGATAGAGTTGATGAACGATGTGTTCACTGTGGAAAACGTATGACAAATATAAAATATATCTATTATGATTTAGATTCAGGTAATTACATATGTAAAACGTGTGATAATAAATATGGTTTAAATTCAGTTCCTTGTGCAGAAATGGATTATTAAAATAAAGTAATATTAATAAAGGAGATATAAATTAATGGCATTAAAAGATTATAAATATAGTGGTCATAAATGTATAATCAATAATCATTCAGAGTTTATTAGACTATTAAAATTCTTTCTTAAACATGGTGCAGAAGATTATGTAGGAAATGATGTTCCTATGTTTGAAAATATATGGGACATTTGTGAAGAATTAGATGTCAAATATGAAAATTATGATTATGAAGGAGATGATGAGGAAGGTGGTTTATTAATAAAAGATATATCTGAATTAGAAGAATTTTTATTAAAAAATATTAATAAAGATACATTAGTTCCATCTGAGGACGAGTATCCTGTGTTAGTTGATTGGTATAAAGAAGATAGTTTTGATAGAGTTGGAAAATCAAGTATTAAGATTTTAAATTTTACTTCTATGTGTAATTTCAAAATAGTTAAGGATTATTTGATTGATTTTATGAAAGAGTTAAGAATTAAAAATAGTTATAATAGAGAAATGTGTAAGTTACGAATGGAATTTAGAAAGGAGAAGTTAAACAATAATGTATAGCAATTGTCTATTACATTCAATAAAACAATACATATTAAATCCTACAAATATAAAAATTATAAAACGTGGTTCATGGTTAGAAATATTTGAATGTAAATGGCCTCATTTTTATTGGTTTGATAAAAGAGATAATCATTATTATCATTTTTGTGCTAAATATTCAGATGAACCATTTATAAATCAGATTTGGTTTGAAGGTGAGGTAAAGAGATTTTTATGGCATAATAAGAGTGAAATGAGGGAATATAATGATTTGCAAAGTTTGTAATTATTCTGGTGAGTTTACTGAAATACGTATAAGAGACACAAATACTACAAAAATATATGATTTTACAATATCTAATCCTAAAAGAAATATGCCGTTTAATAATAATTATGAATATGTAGAGAATAGAAGACCATTGACAGTTGATTTATATCCTGAATGTGGAACAGTTAGAATGGATAAATAATATCCCATAGAAGGTGAGTTTTAAGGGATAGATTAGAATAATATTATGGGTTGCAATCAATAGCAAGAAGGAGAAATAATATGAAAAATAAGAGTAAAAATAACAAAAACAATATGAATATCAAAAGACCAAGATTGAATCTTAATTTTGTTGAAAATAATTACTCAGATATAGTAAAACACTTGAATAACAATGATATGTTGACAATTCAATTTAAAGAAGATGGAGTTACTGTTTATATTGAAAAATTAGATAATATTTATGATTGTATAATGGTTAATCCTCATAATTATAAATCAAATGGTGTTACTGCTTGGCAGATGAAAGAAGATGATTTGTTAAAAATGTATGATAAGTTGTTTAATGGCATTGAATATGAAATATTTGCTGTAGAGAAAGGTAGTTTGCTTAGAATTAGAGATATATTTGAAGGAATGATGGATGCATTAATGTGTTTGAGAGATGGAAAGAGTTATGGTGGATATAAATTGAGACAGTTGGATTAGATGGGATTTGTGTGAATTTTGGATGGGTAGGAGAGTATTTTGCTCTCCTTATACCTATATTAATAAATGAAAGACGGAGGAATAATTATATGAAAAAGAATAGAGTTGCATATTTGGTTGTTGAAAATGGAATAGAGGGGCTAGAATCTTATTTATACACCGATCAAAGAAAGACAAATAAACATATTAATGGATTGAATAATAATGAGTATTTATTTTATGAATTTAGAGATACAATCAATAATGAATGGGGATCTTTATTTCAAAAAGTAATTGAAGATAAATATAGTGAAATACAATTGTATAAGGACAATAAATATACCAAAGAATTTTTAGAAGTATTAAAATATTTAAAACATGCTATATGGTGTAGTTCAATTAGTTTCCCCAGAAATGGTTTATATGATTGTGAGCATTGTGAAAAAGAATCAATTTATTCTGATATAAAAATATGTGAAGAATGTGGAGAACAAATGTGTCCTGAATGTAGAGAATATCGTGAATATTATCCAGAAAATGCACATGAAGAATGCAATGATGCTCTAGATATGTGCAATGGAGAAGAGGACTTTGATGATACTTGTGAAGAAAAGTATTGTTATAACGATGAATGTCCTATGTGGAAATCAAAAAATCATGATGGACAAACCAAATCATCTTATGATGAAAATAGAGAGTTTATAGCAAGTTTAGATCCAAACGATCCCGCAGATGCATGGTTCTTTGAAGATTAAAAGGAGGAGATCAATATTAGTCTAAATAAACAAATTCATATCTATAGTGTTGATACCAGTAGTTTTTATAATGATAAAGAAATGATTATACATAAACGTTTGAATAAAAACTATTATCTTAGAAACAAATTAATAAAAAAGATAAGTAAATTAAAATCTGATTCAAAATATATTGGTATTCTGGAGAAGTTTATACAGAATACCAATATGAGATTAAAAAAATATAAAAATTCTTTATATGATGAATTCAAATTAAATAGTGGTATTAGAAATTTACGTAGAGATGCGTTAAATAAATACAATGTAATTTCTGTTTTTGATTCAGTTCTTACAAGAACAATACAGATTCCAGAAAATACATTAACTGCTGATATTATTATTGTTCAAACATATTTCTTTGATGTAATTGAAGACATAATACTTGATGATTTTATGTTCGGAAATGAAAAATATGTATGTTTAACTGCCAGTGCAGGACAAATAAGAACAAAAAAGACAGTTTTTATTAAGGAAAGTATTTTATTAGAATATAGGAATACATTAATGTGCGGATTAACAATTGAAGATATTAATGTATTAGGTGGAGTAAATATTAATAAATACTTAGCTTACTTAGCCTTAGCAAATTCAGCGACAGATGTATGGAAAGAATTTGATATTACAAAATCAATTGTTGTGGAAGATATGGAAACAGAAGTAGAAGGTGTTGTCGATTTTATAAATGATATAACATATGAAATTATTAGACAAAAAATGAAAATCCCAGTTTCTCATACAGATGGATGTGGAATGATGTTACCAAGTTTAAGTGATAAAAGCATGATGGTTAGATTACCGTGGATAAAGGGATTGCTAGTCCCATTTGCATTTGATAAATTCATTATTGAAGCAAATAAAAATGAGGAAGGTAAAATATATGGCAATATATTCGATATTTATGGAAAAGAACACGATATTATAAAAGAAGGAATAGAGGTAATTTTTACACGTAGTCAATTCAAAATGTATAAATATTATCAAAATAGCCATAATGAGCAAGAAGTAATTACTAAGTATGGATGGGATGTTTATAAAGACAATTATTTAAAATATAAGTGCCAAGCTGGGAAATGTAATGAAGAAGAAATTGATTTTAGTGACGCAAAAATAAATTATCAGATGCTTCAGACATTAACAGATATGGATAATAAAGAATTAGAAATAATTGCGAAAACTACTAAACATAATATACTGAACATCGGTAGAGATAGAAAGACAATGTTAAAGGTATTGGGGGTAAAAAAATCAAATAAAAATAAAAACAATATTCAGCAAGCATTAGAGATTTATCCTGAATTGTTGAATGATACATACAGTAAAGAAATATTAAAACAAGTTAAAAAAAGCATGGTTAAAGAAGGTAGGTCTGCAAAATTAGATATAAATGGAGTATATACATTCATTATTCCAGATATTTATGCCTTTTGTGAATTTTTAATTCTTGGAGATAAAAATCCAAAAGGATTACTTAATGATGGAGACGTGTATTGTAAATTATATGAAACTTATCCTAAGTTAGATTGCTTGCGAAGCCCACATTTGTATAGAGAACATGCAATTAGAAACAATGTAATTGATGATAAAAAGAAAGACTGGTTTATAACTAATGGAGTATACACATCTTGTCATGATCTAATATCCAAAATTTTACAATTCGATAGACATTACATGTCGAATCAAAACTTGGCTAACCTATAAAAATAGGGTGTCATATAACATCGGAAAAAATAGTTATATGGCTAACGGGGAAATCGTAGTGAGTAATGTCACCGACAATCCCGTAGGAAAATCGGTCTATTCTTTTAAACCTTTAGAGGGGGTTTGAAAGGCTATAAATAATTTTTACATTTATGAGTGGTATAATGTTGATACGGGATATGTGTTTTATGTTGGTAAGGGATGTGGAAAAAGATATAAATTGTCTACAAAGTCAGTCAGAAGTAAACACTTTCTGAATTATAAAAATAAATATAATTGCGATGTTAGAATAACCCATTCTAATTTAAAAGAAGAGGAATCTTTTAAATTAGAAAAAGATACAATTGAAAAATATAAAAGTAATAATCAATGTAATTGCAATTATACGAATGGTGGTGAAGGTATTAGTGGATACATACACTCACAAGAAACAAAAATAAAAATATCAGAAACCCATAAAGGAGAACTAAATAGTCAATTTGGAGTATCCCCAAAAGAAAGGATGGGAGATAATTATGAAGATTGGTTAATTAAAATGAGTGAAGTAAAAATGGGTTCTTCCAATCCTAATTATAATAATGATACATTAAAAATAAAATATAAGGAAAACCCAGATTTAGCTTTAGAGAAACAATCAAGAAAAGGCATTAAAAATGGAATGTCAACAAAAATACAATTATATGATCAGAATATGAATTTTTTAAAAGAATTTGATTATATAGGTTTATGTTGTGAATACCTACATAATAATTATGGATTTTCAAGTAATGCGGAAATTGTAAGACTTGGTATTAGAAGAAGTATTAAAAACGATGTTCCATATAAGAATTTTAAGTTTATTAAATTATAAAATAATATTAAAAGAATAGACCGATAACCTCTAACGACTATCGAAAGGATAGGAAATTGAAAAATATTTCCGAATAACCGAGTAGAGTAGAGATTATGTGAAAATCATAACTCGAAACGCCAAGCATAATAATACTGTAATGTATTATTATGAAGATATAGTCTGTGCCATATAAAAGTATGGATTACGCGGTAGATGGAGATAAATCTTTAGTTGTTGCTTGTCCTACATTAATTTCAATTGCAGAACGTAATATGAAAGATATAGTTCCACTTTATTATAATATGAGAAAAGCACCAGCAGAATTAATTACTAAAAAAAGTATTTATAATGGTTTAAAAATGGCATATACTGGTGGAAACATTGGAATGGGTAGTAATAATATTACAAAGATATGGAATAGTGGTAAAGTAAATTTAGATGTAATTAAATTACTATGTATGGAAAACAATTTTACAATTGATTATGCTAAAACTTTGTATAAACCAGTAAGACCAAAGTCTAAAAAGAATATGATTACTGATTATACTAAATTAAAGACCCCTCATTTTTTTATTTATGCTAAAGATAAAGAGAAAGATAAGGTTGAATTAGTTAACAATAGCGTTGTAAATAGATTAGAGAAGATAATTCCAAATACTAAAATTAGTTTTACTGCTACAGGATTAGGAAATTTTGATTATAAAATGCTTATGAGAAATAAAAAAGTGGAGTTAAACGAAGATATTATAAAAAAATATAAGGAGTTAGATTTAAAAAAGCATTTTATGATAAATTCTACATATGAGGAAGATGAACAAAACAATGTGATTTATTTATATCAAGAAATTGTAAAAAGCATACTAGAAATAAATAGTGATGTTTATTATGTAACAGATGTGTTAGTAAAATATCTGTATGAATTTAAGAAGTCAAACTTTAAAACTACTTTATGGGAGTGCTTTGGGGATATTATTGTTGATAATCTGAAAACAAATGTGGAAACTAGTAAAATATATTGTGAAGTTTGTGGTGATTTAATAGTACAAGAAAACAATAAATCTAAGTATTGTGAAAAGTGTGCAAAAGACATAAAAATGAAGAAGGATAGGGAGAGGATGCAAAAAAATAGAAATAGTCGAAAATAGAAAACCTCTACAACCCTACTCCCACAAGGGTTTGAAAAACAGCTATATTACTTGATTTACTCAAACGTAGTCATACCAACACTTTCAGCGTTTTGCCATAATAGTCTCTAAGGGAAACATAGACTAATATACAAAAATAAGAGATATGCAAACACCCTTTAAAGAAGGGTATGATTTTAAATTAATTATACCCTTACGTTCATACAAAATTTAAGACCATTAATCTTTCCTTACTAACTAAATCATACACAATTGGCTATGTTAGTAGAAAACTTTGCTTAAAATTATCTATCGAGTTTTGCCAATAGGACTTGAAGATAATTTGGCATGTATTATCGAAGTAACGCTGAAATATGCACTAAAGGGTTTTAGATAATACAAAATCTCAACTAAATCAACGTCGAATATGAGTAGTCTTTGGTCGGATGAAAATAGGAGACAAATATGCTGTTAGCACATGAAAATTTGCCAAACCCGATTTACAGAGGTGAGGACTTGTGTTAGACCACAGCATATCGAACTAAATAGAGGGTAAAAGAGTAGGTTTTAAATTTATTACTTACTCTTCCCTACTAAATTAGTTATTAAATCGTATTGGTCGATTGCGATTTATATAAAAAATATCTTATAATTAAAAACATAACAAAACAATTAAACTCCAAAAACAATCCCAAAAGGAGCATCAATAACATACATTGAAAAAAATTACAAAACAAGAAATGTCATACTTAATCAATCTAAAAATTCTCAAACAACATCACGGCAACTATGGAGATAATCTAGTAGTAATAGGAAAATTCAGTAGCAAATCTCGTAAACAACGTTACATTACAGACCCATACTATAATTATCTACTCAGATTGAAACAAAACGATAAAAATAAACAGACTATTGATGATATAAAAGATAATCAAAGGTATTTGTTTAGTAGTGGTATGGATAATAGTAACAATAGCAAACGTGTCTTATGATACTAAGTAGTAAAATAAATAGTAGAGGATTGGTTTATATTGCCCGATAAACCATGTCAATCACCTTACATTGATTCAAATGTATTAATGGATCACCCTAAAAAAGTTTTTGAAGATTTTTCAGATTCGGGGATACAATTATCAGGATTTGTTCTTGGTGAATTAGATAATTTAAAGAAAAATGGTAAAACAGAAGAGGTAAAATTTCAGGCCCGTAGAGCGACTAGATATATAAACGCTAATCGAGACAAAATTACATATATCATCGATGAAACAGATTATAATAATCTTCCTTCATGCTTTGATAAAGGGATTATGGATAATAAAATAATCTCACTTCTGAAGGTTTTGTACGAAAAAGATAATAATACAATCGCTTATAGTAATGATATGTTATTTAGAGTTAAATGTGATTCTCTTAATATTCCTTGTAAACAATATGGTGGTGAAACATCTAATGATATTTATAAAGGATATCAAAAATTATCAGGAGATACAAACTTCATAAATAACTTTTTTACAGACATTGATAATGGCATCAATAAGTATCAATTTGTAGTAAATGAGTATCTAATATTTTATAATTCAGATGAAAAGAAAGAAAATGAATATAGATTTAATGGTAAAAAGTTTGTCGGATTGAAACTACCTGATTCAAAAGTTATTAAAGGTAAGAATAGTTTACAGAGATGTGCTTTAGATTTGTTGAATAACAAAGAGATACCAATAGTTTGTGTCAACGGAAAAGTCGGGAGTGGAAAGACTTATTTGTGTGTAAGAATGGGATTGCATCAAACAGTAGATAAAGGTGATTTTAATAAACTTTTAGCAATTAGAGAAGCAATAGGCGAAGGAAAAGAAGTTGGATATCTTAAAGGCACATTTGAAGAAAAAACAGAAATGTTCTTTAAACCAATTGTTCATTCATTAGAAGGTGGAGAAAGAGAATTACAAATCCTTTTATCCCGTGGAGTGTTGGAATCTAATATTCCATTTTACCTTAAAGGAACAACATACGATGAGACAGTAATTGTTGTCGATGAATCTGAGGATCTTTCGCCCAAGCAATTAAAACTTGTCGGTACAAGACTAGGGGATAAATCTAAAATTTATTTAGCAGGAGATTATAAACAATCTAGTGTAGATTCTTCAGAAAGAAATGCTTTAGTACAAATGTGTAATGAATTAAAAGGAACTAAAGAATTTGGGTGCATTTATTTAGAAGAAGATGTAAGAAGCGTTGCTTCTGGTATATTCTCAGATTTATTTGAGAAGAAATAATACAATTTTACTCCCTCAGACTGTCTTTCTGTACGGAGTCAAGGGACAGAGTGTATATCTGTTACCTCTTTAAATTAATTCAAGGAGGGTAGTCATTATATTAATGGATTTTTGTTAGGTAGAAAAGTAAAATCATTGAAGATAGGTCTTTGTGCTTAATAAAAAAGCACAATGCACCAATATTAACTACATAATCTAAAACTCACAAGGTTTTAGATTAAAATACCAAAACATCATAACAATTAATAACAAAAAATAAAAATTAAGAATAAAAGGGGATATATTAAAACATGACGAAAAACGAAATGATTACAGCAGTAAGTTTAAAAGGTGAAATGTCAAAAAAGGACGCCGAAAAAGCAATTAATGTTGTATTAGATGTGATTAAAGAGACTGTAGCAACTGGAGAACCTGTGAAAATCGTTAATTTTGGTAACTTTGAGAAGAAACCTACTAAAGGTACAACTGGTATAATTCGATTTGGAGATCGTAAAGGTGAAACTTGGACTTCAGAAGATTCATTTAGGGTTGGATTTAAAGTTGGTAAGGAGTTTGCAGATTTAGTTAAGCAATAAATATATAATCTTGTATCGCACAGTAAGTCCTTATATTTAATAGATATCTTTAAATATAAGGCAAAGCGATACGTTGCAATATTTGAGCGTAAGGCAAATTCTTTAATACAAATGATATATTCATAATATAAAATAAATATAAAAAGGTGGAATAACAAAACAATGGCAAAATCAAAACTCACTGAAACAAAGAAAATTACACATAAATTAGCAACTGAAGGTGAATTAACAATTGTAGATTCAGTAATTGTAATTAATATCCCAGATGAAGGTGTTAAGAATCTTCATGAGGTAATTAAAAATTTCTCAGGATGCTATGTAAAATTATCTATTACAGAAGAAGCAATTGAAGATGTAATGGATGAAGATAGTGAAGAGTCGGAAGATGAAGAAGATTAATTTTATTATTAATTTACAATCTAATTTATGAGGTGATATGTTATGTTTACTGAAGGAGATGGTTAATATGTTTACTGAAGATGAACGTGGAAACATTTGTGAACATGAATTGGATTAAACAAATATTATTAACTTATAATAGATAGTAATATTAATTTCTTTATAATAATTATTACAAAGTAACATAAAAATTGTTATCATCAGTAAACTTCCCTCTATAAATTGTTGTGGTGATGATTTTTGGAAATTGCATAAGCCAAGACAGCAACAATAAAAACTTGTTTTAGGGTTTGATAAAATTGGGTCAATGTTAGTGCAATTACAAACCCTCCCTAAAATCATGTGCATAAGTTAGTAAGACCTTGAAAGACAGGCATTGCTCTGATAAAGAGTATGAGGTTTATAGATGCACAAAATTCCCCTCATCACTCATTGTTTGTTCTTTATGGCGTTAATCACAGTTCATTTAAACTTTAGTGATAGAGAAAAATGGCATACTGCAATGAGACTGATGAAATATATAAGTATGCCAAAAGAGATAAGGAGAATTTATAGGGGTATAATTCTCCTTCATACAGAAAGAATTGAGTTAATTACTCTAACAAAGAAGAAAAATACAAATTGAAAGAAGGAAAACAATATGTCTAATTCACAAAATTCACAAAACACTAATTCAACAATTTCACTAAAAGAGTCCTTTCGCACATTGGTTTATATTGATAAAACTATTTCATCTCTAACTTCATATCTTTCTAATAAAAATAATTCTATTTCTGTACTTGAACAACATCTTAAAGAAAAGTCCAATCCAGAAGCAAAAAATGAGGAATTAGATACAACTACTATTAAAGAATATCCAGATGCTTCAACTGTAGATGTAATTAATCTTATTCAAGACTTGATTTCAGAAAAGACAAAATTAGAAATTTCAGTAGAGTTAGCAAAAAGAAATATAGTAATTCAAACTAAGGATAATAAAAATCTTAGCTTAGATTCTGCTATATCAAATGCAAAACAATCTAGAAATTTAGCTAATGTATTAAATAGTCTTATCAATATAAAAACAGACGAGAAAAAGACTGTCGCACAAGGATTTAAATTCAATCAGGAAGGTAATGAGACTCCATATAGGTATGATGTAGTAATTACTAAAACAATTAATTTTGATAGAAGTATTGTTAGTGATAATTATAAGTCATTACTAGAAAAAGCTGATAAACTTAGTATTTCTATTGAAAAATCCATGATGGAAGAAATTGTGGAATATGAATTCCCTTATAGCATTCATGATTCAACAGCAGATATTGTGAGTAAATATTTATATTCTATTGATTTATAATCTTTATCTAATAATTAACCATGACAATTAATTAGTAGAGATGCCTAACCACATCTCTACTAATTAAAACAACTAACCAGAAGCAAAGCAAGATATAGACTATTTATTTGGACATCTGAAATTAGATGTAAATTCAAGTTACCATATTCAAACATTGCAAAATAGTGCAGGTTATGTATATTAAATACATAATAATAAAACAAAATTTAGGTTTGCTGTCACAAGCAAGAAGAATCGCTAATCTATCACTAAGCGCAAAATCATTATTCACCAATACGATATGACATTAGTACATTATTCATAAATACGACAATCGTTTCGTTAATCACCATTTGATAAATTTTAGGATTTTAAATCCTTATAGAAGAACAAATATTAAAAATAAAGTATTTTAAAAGATACTCTCTTAGAAATAAGAGGATATTGATTTTTAATAAATAAATGGATAATATAATTAATTAAGAAAAATAGTCTTATTTTGCTTGCTTTTCTGGTTAGTATATAAAACACTAAATGGGTTTGATAGTACAACCCATATAAAAACTATCATTATAAACTTTTCTCTAATAAGGAGATGATTTTTATCAAATGGATAAAATGAAACTAAACAACAAAACTAAACTAAGTACAGGAACTCAAGTACAAATTCTTGACAACTCAAATTGGAATGGTTTATTTGCAATTGTTGATGATATCGTAGATATTGATAATAATAATATAAATATTCCGGTGCTATATTGTGTTAGTAAGCCGACTGAGAAATATTATGTTTATCCTGAATTGGAGGATAAGATTAGGATTGTCGGTGGTGATATTGATAATAATGATTATGACATAGAAAATGCTGATACTACTTGCCCTATTTGTAAAAATAGTAATAAGAGATACTGGTTGGCATTCTTTTATGATAAGACTTATTTAGTGTGTAGGGATTGTTGGTATAGTGAATTGATTTAGTTTAAGAAAGTGGGGATTTGATATGATTACTAAGGAAAAAGAATTTGTTTATATTTACAATCAATTTCAGTCACAATTTTATTTTTCTAAAGGAATTTTACCTTTAAAAGTAGGAAATGGAAGTAAAGGCGATACATATACTATGTTTAAAAATACAGATGAAGTAAAACAAGCATTCGGTGAATGGTGTCGTAGGAAATAAAAATTCCTACATGATATGAAGAGATATGAAGGGAAGCGTGAATTAATGCGTGACAGAGGAAATAAAAAATCATAACAATGCAAAAAGTCGTAAAGTTTATGTTACATATTTTGATGATGAAAGGTGATAAAACAATGAATATTTTTGAAACAAAAGATTTCTACTTGGCAGCATTATTTGTTAGTTACAAATTTCAATTAGTTGGTTCAGAGAAAAAAGATGAAAGTGTTTATTTTAAAATTGATAATAATAAACCTGAATTATTTCAAAAATTAATTAATGATTTTTTAAATTATAAAGCAATGGTTAATTTAAACAAATTAACTAAAGCAACATCCCTATTAAGAAGGGAATTAGACAAACATAAAATTTTAAAATAATTTTATTTGTCTGTGATGATGAAAGAGGTGATGCCTACAATGGAAGATAAAACTATGCGGATATTAGCAGATATTTTTGTTAGTGACGTTGATACGTTTAAGGATATAAAAGCACAAAAAGAAATTGGAGACTTTATAAAACAATATCTTAAAAAAGATGAAGATAATACTTTAACTGCTTCTCTTTTTGTAAAGGATGTTAAGAAACAACACTGGAAACCAAAAGATCATTTCACTAAAGTATTTAATTTAGAAATTGCTCATGCTGTTGAACAATATGGAATTACAAAAAGTGAATTAGCATTTTTATATTCTTTATCTCCTTATTTAAAATGGGAAATGAATTTAATCGTTGATTTGGAAGATAATCCATTAAATCAAATTAGTTTGGCAACATTATTAGACATTGATAGAAGAACTGTAAATAGAAATATGAAAAATTTAAGAGGAAAATTAGCAATAGTTAGTTATGAATTGGGTAAGGAAACCTTTTATTTGGTTAATCCTTATCTTCTTTATTGTGGTAAAAATATCAATATTCTAGTTCCTAGATTATTCGACACCATAGGATACGAAAAGTGTAGAAGTAATAGAAAGGATACAGCCACAAAACGCACTAAAATCAAGGATTCTGAGCAATAATTAGTGTCATAGATGTCACTTGAGAAGTTTTAAAAAGTAGGTTAAACAAGGTTTTATTTTAGGAGTCGGGACATGAATGTCACCAATGTCTGAATCCCTTATGCCAGTAGGTGTAGAGGGGTTTACTTGTTGTGTAGGCATTTCGAGATGATGAAAGGCGGTTATGCGATAATGGCAAAGGATAAGAAAATAGGAATATATAAAATAACTAATATAATAAATAATAAAGTATATATTGGTCAAAGTCAAGATATAGATACTAGGTTAAGAGGACACAAAAGCACATTAAAAGCGAACACTCATTTTAATATTCATTTACAAAGAGCTTATAATAAGTATGGTATTGATAGTTTTACATATGAAATTCAAGAAGAATGTAGTGAGGATATTATTAATGAGAGGGAATCTTATTGGATAGAATTTTATAATAGTAGAGACAGATTTCACGGATATAATATTGATTATGGTGGTACTAAAGATGTATTTTCAGAAGAGCATAAAATAAACATAAGCATTAGAAGAAAAGGGATGTATGAGATTGATGCAACTAATATAGATATTACATATTTAGAAATTTTGGAAGTTTTAAAACAAAAGACAAAGAATGAAAAATTATTGCTATATGCTATGCTTATAAATAGTAAAAGATATTCAGATGATAATGGTGTTTTCTATATGTCTTATAAAGAAATGTCTAGAAAAACTGGAATTAAATCAAAAAATACTTTAATAAAAATTATTAATCAGTTTAATAATAGTGGAATTATTAATATTGTAAGTAGAAATACGATACAAACAAATTCTTACAAAATAAATTATAGTATTGATGATGATAATAAAGAAAAGTTTATTGTGAATAAAGAAGAAAACAATTACTTAAATTCATTTGTAAAGTGCTTGTTTAAGTTTTATAATCGCAAAGAGCTTAAAAAGATGTTAAATGAAAGATATTATTTAAGTATATGTAGGTTATATAAAAGTATAAAATAAATATATAGGGTGGTATTAACAACATATTGGATAAAAAATTAATAGAAATTTGTTACCAAAAGTACAATAAGAAAATATCTGATTCTTGGGATACTTTAGCAAAATTGTATTATCCTCAAAGCACAGGTGAAGGATTAAGAAGTAAATTCAAGAAATATAGAAAAGCAAATGGAACATTAAAAGCAAAAGATATTATTAATGGTATTATTCTTGGTAATGGTGATAGAGAATTAATTATTCCTGCTTCTACTCCATCTAAACCTAATTATAAAGAATCTGTAGAAATCAAGCAAGATGATTCTCAAGTTTCTGATAAATTAATTTCTATGAGTCTTGAAGAATCTAAAGATCCTGAATTTGTTTTGAAATCACATGGATATTCGCCTGATAAGTTTATTTTGCTTAGTGCCAAAAATAGCATGTGGCATATGAATACTAAGGAAGATGGAGTAAAGGTTCTCTACAGTTCAAAGGTGAGCGTTAAACCAAGGACTGAAATATTACTTAATGAAGACAATATTACAAAAATACTAGACAATTTAATCAAAAACTACTCTATCCCATCCCCTAAACATACTAAATATAATCCCATCACAAATGGAAATTTGCTTATATTAAACATAGCAGATTTACATGTAGGATTAAAAAGTTACTTAGAAACAAGTAATAATGAATATGATGATGTAATTGCAACTAATAGATTTTTCTATGTAATTAATGATGTTGTAAGTAGAATTAAACATAAAGAAATAGATAAGATTATATTATTAAATCTAGGTGATATATGTAATTTTGATACCCCATATCAGACTACAAAAGGAACTCCTCAGACAGATCACTCAGTAAGTCATTATCAAATGTTTACGAAAGTATCTGATTTATTAATTAAAGCTATTGATATTTTATCACAAATTGCTCCTGTAGAAGTATGGAATTGCAATTCTAATCATGATAGATATACTACGTTTGGAATCTTTCAAGTTTTAAATTCGTGGTATAGAAATAATGATAATGTGTGGATTGATACCGGGACATTGGATAGGAAATATATTAAGTATGGGCGAGTATTAGTGGGGATAGCACACGATATTAATGAAAAGTCAGCATTTAAGACAATACATAATGAAGCAAAAGAATATATTAGTGATTGTGATTATTTGTATTGGTTTGTTGCACATCAGCATAAGACAATGGTCATTGACGATTATGGGGTTGAGATTAGGAGATTACCAACTGTGAGTTCTAATTCAGAGTGGTCTTATTCTCAAGCTTATACTGGTACAGTTAAGAAGAGTCAAAGTTTTATTGTTAGTAAGGAATATGGGATTATTGATATTATGAATACTGTGATTAAGGATTAATTAAATAACTGAAAGGTAATAAGTATATGGAAATTATGATACCAATTAATAAAATTATCGAGGAAATTAAACTCAATGCCTACATTAATGAGCGCACAATCTACATTAACGACGATTCTATCAATGAAGAAACCGAATTTATTGTTAATAGAATGTTTGAGAAAATAGTAGAAAGAGATAAAGCAAGTGGAATAACACCTTCCAAAGCAGAACCAATTATTCTTAAAATTTCTAGTTATGGTGGCTCAGTTTTTGCATCACTAAGTATAATTGCTACCATAGAAACACTCAAGGAGAGTGGTTATAAAATCATTGGTAAAGCATATGGAAAAATAATGAGTGGTGCGTTTAAGATTTTCATATCTACTTCTGAGCGTATTTGTCAAAACCATACTCGATTTCTCTACCATCAAGTACAAAGTTTTGAAATGGGAAATACATCAGTAGAGCAAACAAAAAGAAAGTTAAAAGACCTAGAGGCATCATGGCGTAGGTGTCAAGATGTAATTCTTAAATATACTAATATTACTCAAGAAAAACTTGATGATATTACTGAACATGATTTGGACGTATATTTATGGCCTGAAGAAGCAATTTTACTGGGATGTGTAGACAAAATAATCTAAATTACAAGGAGAAATAACATATGTGCGATAACTGCAAAGAAATAATCACAGAAACCTCAGAAACCTCAGAAACATCTAAACCAGATACAAATACAGAACCAGAAACAAAATCACCATTAGATGACATCCTCATGTTCACAGAACCTTTTTCCATTTCTACAGATAATCTAGAAAATGATAAAGATATTCAAATTGATAAAGATGAATTTATTAAAGGAATAAAAGAAGCAAGTTATTTTTCTGGATTTTATACTTGTTTGATTAATTCAGGTATGTCTATGGAAGATGTAGTTTCTATTATTATGAATAAAATGAATGTTGATCACAATATTACCATGTCTCGTATTCAGACAGATGGAAGCATTGAAGTTTCTAAGAATAGTGTATTATTAAAAGAGAAGGATATGTTGTAAGTTTTATTAAAACATAAATAATACAATCTAACTTTAACATATAAAGATAAAATAAAATATAAAAGCGAGGAATATTAATTATGCTGATTAACAAAATAAAATATACATTATCTCAAGTTGAAGAAATTATTGATTCTCACTTAGACTCTGAACAAAATTTAATGTTTATTTGCGACTTTTCAGTAGCTCATTATATTTATGATTATATCCACAATTACTATGGGATAGATGCTGAATGTATGGAATTGTCAAGTGATGTTGATGAATACTATGTCAGTTTACAATTTTACAAAGATAAAGAAATTGGTTTCTTTTGTGAATTTGCTAAAATGGATGATGGTACATATAAATATGACGAGGTAGATAATATAGATTATTTTGTGATGTCTGATATGAGTTTTGGAGATGTTAGAGAATTCTTAGCAGGAAAAGGTAGGGTAATATTTTGTGAATTTGATAATGAGAATTGTTTGGAAGAAGAATATGATTGTGAAAATGTTGATGAATTGTTAGATGGTGAAGAGCATTATCAAAATTGTTCTTGTGTATCATGCAAACAATTCCGTGGAGAATTTACTGAAGATGAAGAATATGAAATTGGTTTAGTAGAACATTATGCTGGATATATTGAGAATAGTGAATGTGAGTATGGATCAGAATTAAGGAATATTCTTTATAGTATGTTGCAGGAATGTATGTCTATGGGGTATGAAAATGCTAGAGAAGAAAATGATGAAGAAATCGAAGGAAAAAATACTGTTAATATTCATATTGATAATTTGATTTGGGATAATAGTAAACTTGACAAAGAAAATTTAGATAAAATTGCAAAATATACTATTTTAAAGATTGAGGATAATTTGAGAAAGAGATAAAATTATTAGATTGTAATTTATTTATAAGTAGATCAGACACATCATTAATTTGGTGTGTCTACTTGTGCTTATAAATAAATAAGCATTAATAAAAATAACTGACTTTAATATTTAGAGTTTAGTCAGTGCTCTAGAAAGGATGATAAAAAATGTATCAAGAGAAAATGGTGGTCTGTCTCAAAAATAATGGCAAAATCCTTAGAGAAAAAGAGGGGATAATTCAAATTCCATTTGGTAGCGAGTATTCTATTTATATCAAGAATATGGAATCAAGAAAAGCAAAAGTTAAGATATCTATAGATGGAGTAGATGTACTTAATGGCCAGTCATTATTAGTTAATCCAAATGAGACAACTGAATTAGAAGGATTTTTAAGTGATTGTACTGCAAAAAATAAGTTTAAATTTATACCAAAAACAAAAGAAATTTCTGAATATCGTGGAGATAAAATTGAAGATGGATTGATTAGGGTTGAATTTTGGTATGAGAAATTAAAACCAATTACTCAACAGATTAATCAAGTATTTAATCCTATTAGCCCTTGGATTACTTATAAACAACCTATTTATGATTATAATCCTACTTGGATAACTGTTACGTCTAGTACAACACCTAAATCTGTACAGACTGATTGTTTAAGATCGTTTGATAATAGTATTTGCCAAACTAGTTTTACTGCACAGAATTGTTCTTTAAATAATTCTGTAAATCTTAAAAGTTTTGATGAGGGAATTACTGTAAAAGGCGAAGAGATTAATCAAGAATTTAAATATGGGAATATCGGTGTATTGGAAGAAAATTCTCATGTGATTATTTTAAGATTAGTTGGGTTTAATGATATCGGAGACAAAGTTGAGAAGGTTGTTACTGTAAGAGATAAATTGCAATGTAAGATTTGCGGTAAAGTTAGTGGATCTGATGCTAAGTTTTGTGATAGATGTGGGAGTTATTTGGAATAGAAATAAATAAAATTTTGCTATAGATAGTGATCCTAGCTTTTGTTAGGAGTATTTTTGTGTAACAAAATAAGTTATACAAGGATAGGTTGCTATATAAATGCACTGATAAGTATTGCTCGTACTTCCACTATAAAAATGAGCAGGAGGATTTGCTATGTCAAATCAATTAGTAAAACTTAAAGAACTGGAGTTAATGGAAGTTGATTTTAATGGTAATCTAATCATAGTCGTAAAAATGAAAGACACTGGTAAAAGTTATGTAGGTGTGAATTGGATTTGTAATGGAATAGGTTTGTCAGAAGGTCAGTTAAAAAATGAGAGAAAAAAGATTCAAGAAGATATTGTACTTTCTAAAGGGGGACGTAATCTCATCCTCCCCACAAAAGGAGGTAATCAGCAGTCATTATGTCTTGAGTTAGATTTTTTACCTTTATGGTTGGCTAAAATTTCTATTACTAAAGATATGCAAAAAAATAAACCTGAAGTTATGGATAAACTTATTGATTATCAATTGAATGCTAAAGATGTATTATCTAAAGCATTTTTTGGAAAACAAGAAAAATGGGACTTACAACGTGAAGTAGGTAAAGTAGATAGGAAAAGAATGACTTCTAGTATTCAAGAATATGTTCCAAATATAAATAAGTATACATATAGCAATTACACTGACATGGTATATCTTATTTTATTCAATATGAAAGCAAAACAAATAAGAGAAACCAGAAATATAAATAAGAAAAGTGATTTAACTAGAGATTATTTAACTGAGACTGAATTAAAGATTGTAGATGAAGCAGAGACGATTGTAACTGCATTGACTACTTTGGGATTTAAGCAGGATTATATAAAGCATCAATTAGAGGTTAAATATGGAAATAAAACGTTGGATAATAGTAATAAGGATTTATTGAATTAGATAATAATTTAATATTTTGTAAGTTATAAGACGCTTGAGCAATCAGGCGTTTTCTGTGTGGATGGAATTGTGTTTAGATTATGCCTAGTCTTAATTGACTAGGTATTTATGTGAGCATAATTTGTTCATATGAGTAAGGAAGTAAATTGTGAGGAGTAGCTACCTCATTCTGTGCGGCTTTCTTACTCTATTTATTTTGTATCGCACAGAAATAATATTACGCATAGAAAGAAGGAATTAGAGATGTTAATTACAAAAGAGGTAGAAGTAACTTGCCTGTCAAACAATAAGAAATACATTGAAAGTTTAGGTCATAAATGGGAATACAAAAAAGTCATTACAATTAATGTTCATAAATTATTAGATGGTAGTAATGCACCAATCCAATGTTTATGTGATTATTGCTTAGAAGAAGGAATAGAAACAGTTATATCTAAACCATATTATAAATACACAAATAGTCATAAAAATCAACCTATAATAAAAGATGCGTGTGATAAATGTAAACATAAGAAACAAGAAGAATTATGCTTAATTAAAAATGGAGTCAGGTATAGTCCACAGATAAAAGGTGTGGGTAGTAAAATTGCAGTTGCTAAAACTAAATATAATATTAATGGAATAGATGAAGAGTTCAAAGAAAGAGACTTAGTATTATTAACTAAAACTTATAAAAATGCAGAATCATATATGGATTTCATTTGCAACAAACATATAAATAAAGGTGTTCAGTCTATAAAATATGGAAATTTCAAATATAAAGATCAAGATTGTAAATATTGTTCTTGGGACAAATTAAGTAAAGATAAACGAAGAGATTTTAGTGAAGTTCAAGATTTATTTAAAGATAAAAAAGTAATTCTTTTATCAAAAGAAGAAGATTATATTAATAATCAATCACCATTGGAATATGAATGTCCAATACATAAGGGAATAATCCAATCTAAATCTTATGAATCAATGCTTCATTCTTATGGTTGTAATCTATGTAGTTATGATATGCACAAAGGAGAAAACAACCCAATGTGGAAGGGTGGTTTCTCTGAAATAAATTCAATTTTAAGAGATTCTATTACAGAATGGAAGAAAGAATCGATGATAGCATCAAATTATAAATGTGTTGTTACAAATAAAAGATTTGATGTAATTCATCATTTATATGGATTTGATAAGATATTTAATGAGATATTTGATAACTTAAATATTGAAAAAGAAGATTTATTAATGAATATTCGGATGAAGAATTAGTATTGATTAGAAATGAATGTAGTAGGTTGCATAAAATTCATGGTGTCGGAGTTTGTTTAACTGGTGATATTCATGCACTTTTCCACAAAGTTTACGGGTATGGTGAGAATAACGTAGAACAATTTAATGAGTTTAAGGAAGATTATATTAGTGGTAAATATAAAGATTTAGAAGAAGTTGTTTGATAAAATTATAATTATAAATAATGTTTTGTGAGTTATAAATACTTCAATTAATTTTGAAGTATTTTTGTGTTTGCAAAAATATGTAAACTTGGGATTAGGAAAATTTCTGGAGTAGCTACCAGATTCTCTGTGTGCCTAATCCCTATTGCTCTTTAGCACAGAGAACAAAACACATAGAGAAAGAAGGAATAAAAAGATGTTAGTAGAAAATCAAGTATTTACAGTCAAGGTTAATCAGAAAAATATTGGGTGGTATCAATCAAAAGGGCATGAGTGTAATTTAAAGGATGAGATTATTGTTAAAGCAGAAGATTTAATTTCTGGTTGTCACGTTAGAGTTAAATATATTTGTGATGGTTGCACAGAAGAAAAAGATATAGGTTATTGTGATCATATTTCAAGGAAATCAGAGAAAACATATTGTAAAGATTGTGCAAGTAAATATAAACAAACTAATGATTATTATGTAGCAAAAAATGGATATAAAATATGTAATGAATGCGAAAGAAATTTATTGGCAAATACTGATTATTTTTATAGTAAACACGATACTAAGGATGGATTTAAAAGTAAGTGCAAAGAATGTAGTGGTGCGTCTTTTACTAACAAATTAACTCATATTCCAAAAGAAGGATACAAGTTCTGTATAAAATGTGATAGGGAATTACTTGTAAATATAAAATATTTTCCACCTGATAAATTATGCTGTGATGGTTTTAGAAATTTATGTAGAGAATGTGGAAAAGATGGACATTTTATGAAAGACGATTATATTCCCACAATACATTGGACAGATGAAGAAAATGAATTATTTATTGAAAGATATTCACATTATACGTGTGAAGAATTAAAAGATATTTTCTACCCTAATCTAATGGTTAAGCAAATTTGGGATCATGCTTACTGTTTGAGAAAAATATATAATTTTGATTTATATAAAACTAAAGATGTTCAATTAAGAGCAAATAATCAACGTTCGGAGAAAATTTCTGGTGAAAATTCTCCGATGTACGGTAAACCAAAATCAGAAGAAACAAAAAGAAAATTCAGAATATCAATAAGTAGATATTATGAAACCAATGATGGATGGTGGCTTGGTAAAAAGCGTAGTGATGAACAACGAAAAATGCTTAGTTTGCGTATGAAAGGTAAATGGTCAGGTAATAAAAATCCAAGATTTGCTAGTCCTTTAGTTGGAAAAGATAATCCTAACTGGCGCGGAGGAGTAACTGCTTTATACTTTGAGTTAAGAAGCGAGATAAAAGAATGGCAACTAGAGAGCATGAAAAACTGTAATTATAAATGTGTAATAAGTGGGAAGGAATTTGATAATATTCATCATTTATATCCTTTTAAAAATATAGTCAATGAAGTTTTTGAAACACTAAACTTAGAGCAATTGCCTAAAGTATTAGATTATTCAGAAGTAGAATTCGATAATATTAAAGATAAATTACATGAATTGCATATTAACTACGGTTTGGGAGTTTGTTTATCTAAACCTATACATAAGTTATTTCATGATACATATGGATATACAAATAATACACCTGAACAATTTTATGAATTTAAGTCAAGATATAATAATTTTGAATTTAATGAATTATTGGAAGATAAATATAAATATATTAGTGTTTTATTATAAGTTGGTTAATAATAAAAGGAGAAGTTAAATATGGCAGGAAGACCTAAGAGTACAACACCAAAACAACCTAGAATTAAAAAAGTTTTAAAAGATTACTCCTGTCAAAATTGTGGAACATTAAAAAAAGAGACAGAGTATTATGCTAGTTATAACCCTATCCACAAAATGGGCAAAATTTTATATTGTAAAGATTGTATTAAAGATATGATTAGTGATGACCAAGGGAATGTTATTTTAGATAAGGTAAAAGAGACTTTACGGTTAATGGATAAGCCGTTCCTATATAATATTTGGAAAACCTCTCTTGAAGAAGGAGGAGAGGTGATGGGTGTTTTTATGAAAAACATACAAATGCCTCAATATCGTAAATTAGGTTGGGCAGACTCTAAAATATTACCAGAAATTGAACAAC